AGCCTGCGAAGAAAGATAAAAAAGTGACGTTAAAGTCTGTTGAAAAATTGTCTGACGAAGACATTGAAGAGTGCTACACAGAAGTACTCGACATCGTTGAGCCAGAAGATGAAGAAGACGACGATTAAGCATTGCTTTATCTAAAATAGTGTATTACTATTGTTGAACTTGCTAAGGGAACCCCAAGCTCCCTTAGCACTATAACCGAAACCCTTCTCTATGTTGAAGATGCTCGATACGTCTTTTCATTAGAGTCATAGAGAAGGTGAGTAGGCCAAGTGTTTATTTGGAAGGGGTTAGCTCAATGGTAGAGCCCTGGCCAAGGTCAAAGACGGGGGTTCAATTCCCTTACCCTTTCCAAATAAGCATTTTAACTCAACCAATGTAAGTTGGTATATTAGGGCATGTCATCTGACACCTAACCGAGTAAAACGACTAGGGGTATCCCCAGTCAAATAAATTAAAAGTGTTCATTCAGATGGGGTATAGCGACAACGGTAGAGCACCTTAGTACAAGGCGGATGGAGGGTTCGACTCCCCAGCCCTATCTGAATGAGCATTTAAAAGAATTTCCTGTATAGTACTAGTGTAACGACTGGGAGGGCGCGGGACGCAATGTAGCATCGGGGTTGACTGACGTTCTGCCTGCTACACTTTTGATTGACTATTCTCTCAGACCTAGCGCTAGGTCTGAGAGAATATGTGAGGGCTGTTACCCTTGCGGTCAATTACGAGTAAGGACGATAAGAATTAAAAGTTTTACCAGTAGACTTAAATTAAATTTTAGCGTCTGCAATCGTAGTTTACTGGTAGATTAAATATGGATGGTTAGAGTTGGTAGCTCTTAGGTTCGATTCCTAAAACCATCCACCGAATAGGAGTCCTTCGCCTCAATCGGCTTAGGGAAATATACTGTAGTAACCAGCGCTTCGGGCGGGTTGCCATAGGGCTAGTTGGAAATCTAAGCAGCTCCACCGAATAGAACAAGTGGCAGTCAATTGACTTTATAATCGAAAATTGGGGAAAGCTGCACACTTGTTCTTCCTATCCTCTGAGGGGTGGACGCAAGCACCTAGACCGGCGTTCGGAAGCGGCCTAGTAGTAAAGGGTACAGTAAAAGCCTTGTACTTCCGATAGCAAATAAGAGGTTAGGTGAATCGTTTACGTCAGGTTGCGAGAACCCTTATAAAGTGAGTGCATTCAATCACTCCAACCGTATTTCTTAATGGGCCGGTATTAACTGGAATAGGCGCTAGTTAATTCCTATAAAGAGAGTAGCTAACCTTACTACTCCGGCCCCACCTATAAGAGGAAGGTACGTGGATTGTCAAACGCCATGCGCCATGTATTGACCTCCTCTTTTTACTGTGTGACTCTCCTCCCGAAAGCCGTCTCTTTTAGCGTTGATGGTGAGTAGGGACTTTTTTCTCTTTACTTCCTTAAAAGACTGTAGTACTATAAAACCTCAATTTTGTAAAATATTTTTTGAGGCACTTTTATGGCACATAGTAGAATAGGGCCAAGTGCTGCTAAGCGATGGATGAATTGCACAGGCAGCATAGACCTTATACAATTCCTTAGATCACAAGAAAAAATACCCCTGAAGAGTCCTACAAACAAGGCTTCGGAACTGGGTACCGCTGTCCACTATGTGGGTGAGCAAGTCCTACTAAAAACACGTCGCGTTAACCAGTTTAAAAATATTCCTGTTAAAGTTGATGAGATGAAGTTTCCTGTGTTGCTGTCCCAAAAGAATTTGGATGATGCACAGGCTTACGTAAGCTTCTGTAGGAAAGCAAAGGAGCAGCACCCTGGTAAGATGGTAGTCGAAGAGACTTACGACCTTAGTAAGGTGTATGACGCCCCAATAGGCGGCACGACTGACTGTAGTATCGTTGGCAGAGTGCTACAAGTAATTGATTATAAGAATGGAGCCTTTCCTGTTTACGCAGAGGGCAACCCACAAATTATGATCTATGGCTTAGGTGCCTATTATAAATATAGAAAGGTGAAAAAGATTCGCAAAATTCGCCTTGTTATATTCCAACCAAACGCCCGTGATAAACATGGCCCCGTTCGTGAACACACAATGCACCTTCATGAATTATTGAAGTGGGAAAAAGAGGAATTAATCCCTGCACTAGAAACTATCAAAAGTGGTAAAGGTGTGCTAATACCTTCCCGCGAAAACTGCATGTTCTGTGAAGCTAAAGGGTTTTGTAAGGCTCTTAAAGAACAGAAACCAAAACTTGTCAAGGATATGATTGTAAGTTCTTCGCTTATACCAATGCTTGATTCAGGTAGTTTGCCAAACCCAGAAGAGTTAAACGAAAAAGAATTGATAAGTGTTTTACAAAACGCCGATCATGTAATAGAATTTTACACAGCTTGTAAGAAACTTGCCAAATCGAAACTTGAAACCAACAAGACTGCCTTACCTGGCTTCGGACTAAGACCAAACCTTGGGAACCGTAGTTACCGATCTGACAAGATTCTTACAAGCACCCTAGAGGAGTACGACGTATCCTTAAGGAGTATAAAGGTAGCAGCCAGCGAACGCTTCATGACTGTTCCCGAATTAGAGTCGTATGTAAGTACTACACTAGAATGGGATAAGGATGATGTTGAAGAGTTCATGGATAAAGTTACTACAAGAAAGGTATCTAGCCACGCGCTAGTCCCTGTCTCTGAGGCAGCAAATGATTTTGCCGAAGCGATGAAATCTAATCCGAAAATCAGAAAACGACGTAAAAAGGTAATAAGTTAATATGGCTAATCCATTTAAAGTTCTACTTGGTTCTAAAGGTTCTCCGGTACGTTCTTCATTCATGTTCGTTCGTGAATTGCAAGAAGATGAGCATGGAAATAAAAAGTGTAAGACTGGTATCCTACTTCCCAAATCCGACACTGCCACTTTTAAAAAGATGGTGAAAGCAGTTAACGCTGCGGGACAAAAGAAGTTTGGTTCGAAGTTCAATGTTAAAACCACTAATAAAAATGTGCCATTTCGGGACGGTGATAAACTTGCCAAAGATCCTGACAGTTCGGTGGGCAAAGAAGCCAAAGGGCATTGGGTTCTAACTGCTATTGGGTATAAGCTACCTGATATTCAAAACCGTAAAAATGAAAAGATTATTGATGACGACGAGATTGAAGAAACAGCCCGCTCGGGTAACTACTTCCTAATCAGCGTTACTTTTAAAGGTTTTGAGAAAGGCGGTAATTCTGGCGTTCGAACTGAATTAAATAACATCATGTATGTCAAAGAGGGCGAAGCTCTTGATGGTTCAATGAGTGGTGAAGATGAATTCCGTGAACACGCCATGGATGATGACGAAGAGCTGGATGAAGACGGAATGAAAGCGCTTTTCAAGAAGGCAAAGAGTGCCGACAAGAAAGCCGCTAAAAAAGCGTTAAAGGAAACGGGTGAATCCTCAATTGGTGAAGTTGATGAAGAGGATTACGAAGACCTAGCTGAAGCACTTCGTGAAATAGTTGGCGAGGAAGAAGAGGACGAAGAAGAAGAGGATGACGAAGAAGAAGAAGAAGAAGAAAAGCCTAAAAAGAAAAAGAAAAAGTCTTCTGACAAAAAGTCCTCTCGCCGGTCTCGCCGTTAAGTTGCTAGTGTAAAATTAAAAAAGCCGGTACTCTTGTACTGGCTTTTTTATGCTTAGGATTAATGAAAATGAAATTGAACCCCAAAAGATATGAAGATCAAGTTTTCGTAGATATAGATTTCGAAACGAGGTCACTTGCCAACATCAAGGATGTGGGGGCAATGAAGTACGCCGAACACCCATCGACACAAATGCTTATTGTGAGTTGGCAGTTTAGCAACAGTGACAGGAAGTATAGTTGGAACCCTTTTACTAGCAGGAGAAAGGCACCAACTGCACTACTAAGGGCCATACGTAGAAAGGAAGTTTTCCTACGCGCCTTTAACAGTGAGTTTGAATTTTGGATATGGAACCTTGTTTGTGTTCGCCAATTCGGTTGGCCGGAAATGAAAAACAATAGGTTCTATGATGCTATGGGCCAATCGGTTGCTTCTGCTTTCCCTGCCAATCTGAATGACGCCGCGTTGCGCTCTCGTGCTGCACACCTAAAGAATGAAGATGGAAAGGATTTAATACAGTTCTTCAGTGTACCTATAAAGGACACTACAGTATTTCGTGATCCTCGAATGTTCAAAAAGGAGTTCAAACAGTTTGTAGCTTATTGTGATGATGACGTTGCCGCGCAAAAAGCAGTATGTAATGCCACACCTGTACTAAGCCCAGCAGAACAAGACGTGATGTTCCTCACTGAAAAGATGAATGAGCGGGGCATACCTATTAATGTTGAGTTCGTTCGCAGTGCATTGAACATGGTTAATATTGCACAACGGCGAATGGATAAACGTGCAAGGGCTATACTAGTAGAAACAGGTTGTCGTGGTGACTTCCATTCCCTTAGTCAAAGAGATGCTGTAAGGAACTGGGCGAAAAAACGGGGGCTCGACATCCCCAACATGCAAAAGGAAACCATTCAAAACTTTATTGACGAGGATATTATAAGTGATCCCTTGGTTAAAGAAGTTTTACAAATGCGCCTCCAACACGCTAAGACTAGTACTGCAAAGTATAGGACTATGCTTGCGCAAACTGACGTTAATGGTTTTATTCATGGTTTTATTAAGTATCATATCGCTAAGACTGGTCGTTGGGGCGGTCGTGGTATGCAGATACAGAATTTCCCCAAGCCTGGAAAGTCATTACCTAAAACTCCAAGTGACTGGAAAGAATATGATAAAGTTATTGACCAGATCGTTAAAGCGATTGAAGACGAAGATGTAGATTGGCTGTTAGAATACCATCCCGACATAATGGAAATACTTGCTGGCTATTTGCGTGCTGCGATTCAAGCGCCAAAGGGTTACAAGTTTGTCAGTGCGGATTATGGCCAAATCGAAGCGCGGGTTGTTCTATGGATTGCCGGTTCCAAAAATGGCATGAAAGATTTTGGTGGTGATGGAAAAGTATATGAAGCAATGGCCGCTTCCATATATGGTCTGAACATAAAGAAGATCACCAAAGATAGTATCCACCGCTTCATAGGTAAGCAGACTGTACTAGGCTCCGGCTTTGGAATGGGTTGGGAAAAGTTTATCACATCTTGTTGGGATGTTGCACAGGTTCGCGTAGATAAGAAAACAGCACAGAAGGCGATAAATGGTTACAGGGAACGGTACTTTGAAGTAGTAGCCCTATGGAAAGCAGCAGAAAAAGCAGCCATGGAAGCTGTTCGCCGCCCCGGTAGAAGGGTAAAGGTTAACAAGTTTGTATCATACAAGATGCGTGGCAAGCATTTGTACTGTAAGTTGCCTAGTGGTCGTGAATTATGTTACCCTTTTGCATGTATTAAAGATGCGAAGTACTTTAAGACTACAAAACCTCAACTACACTTTGAAGGAAAAGATTCTAAGACCCAACAATGGTCTTTGATGAAAACCTACGGGGGTTCATTAGTAGAGAACTTTGTACAAGCAATCGCAAGAGATATAATGGCCCATGGAATGTTCAACGCTGAAAAAGCAGGGTACCCCACAATATTCTCAGTTCACGATGAAGCTGCTGCACTTGTTAAGAAGAAGTTCGGTAGCGTTAAGGAATACGAAAAACTCCTTTGCATCCTTCCACGTTGGGCTAAAGGCTGTCCAGTTGTCGCAGAAGGTTGGCAAGGTAAATACTACAGGAAATAAGATTATGTCAAGTGACCCAATAGAAACAAAAGAAACAGCAGTACCAGTACCTGATAAAGTACGCGCAGCTAAAAAGAAAAGGCATCCCCTGCTTTGCAGTTGTGATGAATGTTCTGTAGTAGTAGGTAGGACAAAGGAGCTAAACCCTATTGCGGTAGAAGAACCACAACCGCAGGAGATACACCCCAGCCACTGCTGTTGCTCTGTTTGTAAACCAATGATGCTGTCTAATAGTGGTACTGAACTGGAGATGTCAGAAATCGAGATTAAAAGTGGAGATACTGTAACAATGTCAGATATATATACGCCTACGCTGGACGGGCTATCAGTATCTGAAAAAGAGGTAGGAAAGCATTACAACATCGTCCTTTATCGCTATTTAACAGATGAAGAAATTGAATCAAGAACTGTTAAAATAAAGCTCGACCCATATCGCCTAGCAGAACACTACACTTTCAGTAGCTCCGCAATGGAACACATTTTCAAGAAGTCGATACGCAACACCTCTAAAGGTGCGACTGAAGAAAAAGTACTTACTGAAATTATAGCAACTGCTAAGCGTCAACTTGAAATACTAGAAGAAAGGAAATTAAACCTGTGAATATTAAAGAAGAGTTTAAAAAGCTAACAAGTTTCAAGGCCAAGGCTACCGCAGTGGGCATAGCAGTAGCTGTAGTAGTTATAATACTGTCGGGGCTTTGGACTGTTCGTTGGGTCGTGATCAACTTCAATGCTGTTACCATTCACAAGTCAACCTATAAGGTACCAGAGTATGACCGCGTTTGTCTTATAGTATCCAACTCTGAAGACCTGTCTGTAGATTGTTGGAGTGAGAAATGAGAAGGATAAAAGCGGCGTTTCAATTAGAACGTTTCTCCGGTCGCTATAAAGTGTATTCCCAAATGTTTAATCAGGAACAGGAAGCCGCAGGGGAAAAACCCTTCATCAAATTACTATATGTTGATGCAGAAGAAACAAAGGGTCTTGATTTCATAGCCGTTGAAGTCGAACTAGGTTTACGTATGGAGGGTGAAAAGATATGCCCTCCTGCAATAGGATCAACATGGGTGCATTCTAACAAAAATGTCTACGAAGTGATGCTTATCACTAACCAAGAGTCAACTAACCCAATGTACATGCCTACTGTAGTATATATGAATGCAGACACTGGCAGTACCTGGACACGCCCTTTGCATGATTGGTACAGAAGCATGACTTTATGTGACTTCAAGTATAAAAAGGAGGAGTTTTAATGTCCGAATCAAAAGCTGCACAACTGAAAAAGAAAAAAGGGGAGCGTAAAAGGCTTCTCGAAGAAGAGCGGGCAATTCAGGCAGAGTTAGATGCGGGGGTAGAGGAGCGTAAAGAAGCGCGTAAGGAAGTAACCGCATGTAGGTTAGTTGTCGAAGGGCATATACTTTCCTTGCGTATTGCTGGTAGTGATATGAGTGGCATCATTTCTAAACAGCAAACCTTTACCAAGTTCGACCGTTACAAAGAGTTTCAAGAGGAGTTGCTAAATAGAACGGATGAGTTACTAACCGCAGCAACGGAACACAACCAAGCTATACAGAAGGTTAAAGACCTTGGCGGCTAGGCGCGAAAGTTCTATAGAAACTTCGTTTAATACTGAGGCGGCAAAGAACTTCTTCCTCAGTATTAAACTTATTGCTAATAGCAGAAATGGCTTCCCTGATCGAACGTGTTTCGGTAAGGGAGGCCATATCTTTTTTGTAGAATTGAAAAGACCTAAAGAAGACCCAAGGCCAAATCAGTATTACTGGCACCGATTACTAAAACGAATGGGGTTTAGATGTTATGTCTGTAAGACAACGGACGAAGCGAAGAAAATCTTTAAACTTGAGCGGCGATACCAAATGGATTCCTCATCAATACCAACTAAGCGCCATCGCAAGAGGGTTTCGACAAAATAAGTTAGCGTACTTTCTAGATCCTGGCTTAGGGAAGACCACTATAATACTACAGTTATACAAGATGCTAAAGCAGTATGGTAAAGCGAAAGGCATCCTGTTAATTGCACCTATTCGTGTGATGGAATTAGTGTGGCCTTTGGAGATTCAGAAATGGCCCAACTTCCGCCACATAAAAATCAACATCATGCATGGCCCAAAGAAAAAGCTAGACTACGACGCAGATATAAACATCATTAACCCTGCGGGTCTCCCCTGGCTTAAAACACAACTGCACAACGTACGTGTTAAGAAGTGGCCATTTGATATGATGGTAGTCGATGAAAGCACAATGTTTAAAAATTATGACAGTGCTAGATTCATGCTACTACAGAACTACTTTACTAAAAAGATGTCTCGCCGGTACATTCTAACAGGTACGCCAATCCCTAATGGTTACATGCAGTTATTCAGCCAATTCAAGATTGTTGATGAAGGGCGTTCTCTTGGTAAAAACATAACTGACTTTAGGTACCATTACTTTAAACCTGTTGGCCCACCTCAGTATAGGCAGTTTAAGTTACGCGATGGTGCAGACAAAAAGATTAATAAAAAGATAGCGCGTTATGTCTGTAGAATGTCAGCAGAAGAGTATTTGAAACTTCCACCAATATCTATTAATACTATAAAAGTAGATATGCCTAAAAAGGCGATGAAACAATATGAGAAATTACGTGATGAACAGTTCTTGCAAGTTGGTATCAAAGAAATCTATCCGCCAACCGCTGCAAGTCTCGGTCAAAAGCTCCACCAGATCGCAAATGGCAACCTATACGAAAACTGGGATGTACTTGAGAAAGGGAAAGTACCTTCCGCAGCAAAGCGACCCTATATTAAGTTTCACAATGCCAAGATCGATGCACTTAAGGAACTTCAGACAGAACTACAAGGTAAACCTCTCTTTGTCGCGTACTGGTACCACCACGATCTTATTACACTCCAAGCGGCGTTTCCTAAAGCCATCATCATTAATTCTAAAACCACATCTAAACAAGCGGCAAAGATAGAACGCGATTGGAATGCCGGAAGGATACCAATGCTAATAGCACAGCCCGCATCTGTTGCCCATGGGCTTAACTTTCAAAAGGCCGGAGGCGATGTTGCATGGTACTCATTAGTATACGACTTCGAACTTTATGATCAGTTTATCAAAAGGTTATGGAGACAAGGCGCAATTGATAAAGTTATGGTACACTTCTTAATGACCCGAGGCACTATTGATGAAGCAATATTCGAGAAGCTAATGGGAAAGAAAGTAGTACAGGATGACTTTTATGAAGTTATGAGAGTTTATCAACGCCAACTTAAAAAGGATATGGACTATGAACAAAGTAATAGAGCGGCTTAAAGAGCCGTCCAGTTGGGCAGGACTAGCAATCCTAGCCTTGGTAGCATTACAAATTATACCGGCAGAACAAGGCATTATGCTTTTAGATGTTGCCAATAGTGGAGGGTTAACAGCAATAGCAGAAGTAGCCCAACCCGCTGCGGAAGTATTAGCACCTGTAGCACAGGAAACCAATTGGCTTAAGATAGGTCTTAATGTTCTTGGTATTGCGTCAGGTGTTGGTGCTTTGGGATCAATGATATTACCGGAAGGGAGGAAAGTAGTACTAGCATTATTGATGTTGCCTACTATGCTCTTATTCTCCGGTACTGCTACTACAGTAGAAGCAGCTACCTTTTCGACGCTTAGTTGGGAGTTACCCACCGAAAGGATAAATGGAAAACCCTTAGCAGGAAACGAGATAGGTGGCATACTGATACACACCACACATCCAGACGGGACAATAACGGTCTATGACGAAACGGATGGTAGCGCAACTGAGTATATCTTTACGCCCACTGTTAATGGCGTGTATCGTTTTACTGTTCAAGTGTATGATAAGACAGAGCCTAACGTGGTACGAGGGATAATGTCTAAACCAGTAGCAGGGTTATACGATGAGGGAGTCAGTCCACCAGCCCAAATGCCGCTTACAATAAGGGTAACTTGTGATGTTGTTACTAACTGCGATTTTGAAATATTGAATGAGTAGCTAAAGTAATGTAGTAAAAAGGCAGCCTTCGGGTTGCCTTTTTTATGCGCAAGTGTTTATACTGTAGGAGGAGGAAACAAATTATGGCACTAAACGGATTCGATGACGGCAGTTTTAACCATGGCCCCTTAAAAGAGGTCAGTAAATCTAACATAACAAGCGAAGAGTTAGCAGGAGATGTAGAGGCGTTCCTAGCCCAAGGTGGAAAGGTAACCTTAGAAGCCCCACAACAAGCAGTACCATGGCATGAAGCAAGAGATTACATAAAGGCCAATAGGGACAAACTAATGGAGCCACTGAACAAACCTTACGATATTACATCAAAAGGCTATACAAAATAAAAGTAATGTAATACTATAGCGACCTCTTAACCAAAAACACATTAAATTTAAAGGAACAATAGAAATGACAGAAGCAGCCCCCCGCAAAAAGCGAGTAAGTATCGCTTCTACTTGTAAAGAAATGATCATCGCTGACAAAACAACCAAAGCCATCCTAGTTAAGCTAATGAAAAAGTTTGGCCCAGGCACTGAATTGGATAAATCCGAAGAGCGCCTTGCTGACAGCATTAAGTATTACACCACACAGCTATTCAGCTTCGGTCAAATTAACGAAAAAACTAAGTACCGTCATCTTCAAAAGATGGGTCGCGGTAAAGGGGAAGGCAAATCAAAAGTAGAAGAAGAAGAAGCCAAGCCAAAAGTGAGCCGCAAGAAGAAAGCAGAGCTAAAGTCAGACGCAGTAGCAGCAAAGGCGAAGGCGAAGGCGAAGGTAGAAGCCGTCGAAGAAAAGCCAAAGGCGAAGGTAAAAGCCAAGTCGAAGAAAGCCGCCCCGGTCAAGAAAGCTGGGCGCAAGAAGAAGAAATCAGCCGCGAAGTAATTGATGGTGTTGTTTATCTGGTGGGGGAAAATGCTCTTGGCCCCCATGGTGTTCTTACTAGAGTAACAGTTGTTAGTACAGCTTCATGGGTGTCAGGTTTTACCACTTGTGGGCCAAAAGGTAAAGAACGTGCTAGAATGAAATTAATTTCATACATTGCACACAAGAATTACCAGGACTAGCACGATGGCAAACGTTAAAAATATACCTCCCTATGATTCCAGTAGGGAGGTTCCTCTCTCTTCAATTGAAGAAGGTCATGCATGCCTTTTGAAAATCAAAGGCACACATTCTCTTTACATCGTAGGCAGGATTGGCAATACACCATTAGTATTGGATTGTCCAGATCACCAGCCAAATAAAAATATACTGATAATGAACTTAAACTCGGGAAGGATTGTAAATAAGCATCCTTTACAAGTGGTCGTCCCTGTCCACTGTAAGATGATAGTTCGTAATAAGGCGTAGGTATTACTTTATTGAGAACGTCGCTCCAACTGTAAGTGACCAAGATCTAAGAAGGGTTTCTTATTCAGTGCCAACATTCGGCGTGTGTATCGCTGTGATTCTTTTTTAACGTCATTGATCCGGGTTAAAGGCTTGTCCCAACACCCGCCCCAAATCATTTCTACCTTGTGTTCTATGCATGCCCTTTGGAACGCTTCGATAATGGGGAAGTAATACTCGTGAACCCAAGTACCCCCATCCGGCCCATAAGCCATAAAATCGATTGCTAAGCGCTTCTGGTGCATACTTATACCTGTACCAGTGAAATTGCCTATCCTCAGTCCCTTGGGTATGCCATTGAGCTTAGACTTGTTGTTCCGGTAGATCTTCAACTGTTCTTCGTCTGTACGCAGTCCTGATATAATGGCAATGTCATAAGGGGTATATGTCAACGCTGTTTGTGCAACTTTTGCCATTTGGTGATCGACTGTAGAAAGTATCTGTATGGAACGTTTGCCGTAGCGGAAGCTCATATCAAGACCCTTTGTTCATTAACTCTCGTAGACCCACGAATAGCGCTGTACCAACGCCGCCTATGACTGTCAAGATAGCAGCAGTAAAACCGATTGTTCTTAAGCTTTTTGCTGACTCACGAAGATTACGAAGGTAGGAGAAGTCTTGTTGTAATTTGATGGGGTCACTTGAATCAATGCCGCAACGAGTGAACGCTCTCATTACGGTCTTTTCCATTATCTCCTCTAATTCCGCCTTAGTTAAAGCTATCTGTACATTCTCTTCATTCAATGGGGGCATTAGGCTACATCCGGTACGTGTATTTAATTTATACTAACCATAATAGCCCAACCCTTCCCATTTGCCCAGCTACTCTATTGCACTCCAATGTAATGCGCGGCGGGTATAAGTGTTATTGCAAGACAAAGGAAAGTTAATGTACCACTGATCACAAAGTAAATTCGCTTAGGCATCTTCCATCCCCTATACTCCCAACCTTTAAACCAACCCTTCTTAGTTCCCCACTTATCACACGCTACACAATAAGTAAAGTCCATGAAAGGCGTTCGTAACGTTCGCAAATTCATACAGTCTAAACGTGTTCGGGGCTCCTCCATTAGTGGGATGTAAACACCCACCCCATTATCCTTATTCTCCTCTGCAACTTCCCTGTCATCCTCCCTGCTTTTACACAGCAGGGGTTTTGAGTTGCGTTTGATCATAGCCTTAATTTCTTCTTCGTGATTTTTCATTTACATACCTTAATTTTAAATTGGAATATCAACTCTCATATATGCTATCCAAGTCTCAGTTGAATAGTAACCTGTCTTAACATCATACCCCCTAACTTCAAGCCTTAACACAAAGTTATCGCCGGGGGCAAACAAGTCTGCTGTCTTTGTATTATCGGTGTCATGGTTTGTGTCTCCATTCGCATCCTGAGTCCCATCAAACAGCATCGTTATGTCCTGTCCTTCTCCCGGTATATATGTTCCTAGTGCAAGAGCGTTTGATTCATCCAGCGTATCAACATCAACGCCAGGATTAGCAGCACGCCACACAACACCCCTTCTTATAAACCTTCCTTGGTCAGAACCATACAGGCTCTTGCTGTAGAAGTAGTGGGTGTTTTCAGCATCTGTTGCGCCTATCCCTAGCAGTGCGCTAGTATCATTATTATAGTACTTAACTTCTATAAAGTCTGATCCTATAGTAGGTTTATTTGAGTTCCCCCTACCATATATGTTCATCTCGCCACTTGCAGGAAAAGCTTGCTGATCTATGACCCTACGTCTACCCGCCCACGTTATAGGCAATATTTCTTGGGTGTGGATATATCTATTAGCATCCACCACGTCAACGTCAGCAAGGTTTGCAGTTAGCTCTTTAAAAGACTGGGATACATACTCAGGCATGTTCCTTATACTAACTGCAAAATCAAACTGGTTTAACGGCCTAAGACCTATATCATTAGAAGTGAAGTCTTGGTATATAGGATCAGAGGTTGATATACCCCCAAAGTCAGAAGCGCCTAACAAACCTATTCTATTAACAGGGCTGACTTGAACCTCATCATTCTCATCAACGTAAGTAGTACCATTTAAAGGTAGTGTAGAGATATGGGATAGGTCTATCATCCAAATGTTAGAACCTATAGGCCACGAATACATCTTACTGCCAAAGACGGTTCTATAGAAATCAAATGTCACATCTGAGTTACCTTCCTCGTAGTCTGTTATTTCTCGTATCCATATAAACTCATACTGGGAGGCATCTGCATTCGCTATAACGCATAAATTATAGGTATCCAAACCTCTATAAGTCTGATCAAAACTAGGGTTTATCGACCCTGGTTTAGTTGACAGAGTAATAGCCCCATTCACAGGGGGAGCTGAAAAGTCATCGTCATACAATACTCCGATAGGAACACCAAACTCATCCACACCTGGCTCCTTTCTAGTACAGGTGACCTGAGTATTACCAAAGACTAGCCAGCTCCCATTTAAGGGGACTTCACTTTTCGCGTCTATAACTTGTGTAGTTACATGCTTAGTAGGGAAATGGCGTTTAATCCCTTCTACCCCTCCATCTCCTGTAGTAAATACATACTTGGGTGTGGCCATGTTAGGCGTTTCAAATAATGGTAGAACATGCACCTTATCATCGCGTGCCATGAATCGAGGAACTTCTATAAATACTATACTAGAGTCTGGTGGGCCACCAACGACTACAGCAGGGTCTATTTGTATAGTAACGCCAGTAGTAGTACCAAATACCAGGGTTCCCAAACCATCTAACACAGCATCAGCAGGGGTTGATATATGCCAAGTCGCTTTTAAGTTCTCTATATCCTGCACAAAGCTATCTGTAATATTATTTACCCAAGTAGTACCACCAATCTCTACACTTCGGATATAGTTTCTCTCGTAATAGATTGGTTCTCCTACAGTACCAAGGTTAACAAGATCGATTATTATAGTTAATGACTTAGTAGCTGTAGCCTTATGATCAATCTGAACTTTCCTGACATCGCTACCATTAAACGCAGGGGTGTTACAGGTACCAAATAAAGGTGCTTGCTTAACTCCACTGCCTCCATAACTGCTAAATCCTAAAAAGTCTCCGTCATCTCCCCCTAACACATCAATTATTATATCGCCGGTTATTACAGTAGAATCACCATCTGGGTAACCTATGTCCGGGTCTCCTGCATTGCCCAAGATGTCAGAATCAAAAATACTTGAATCCTCTCGGAACGCATCTTCAACAACGTTCGCAACTATTACTTCGCTGTTAGCATCGCCGTAATTAACTGTTTTAACCCGAGCAACAAAGTCAACAAGTCCAAGAGGTGACCAGTTGATTACTATAACATCCCCTTTCTTTATATCAAATGCTGCTCTTGTAAGTGTAACTTCCATTGGCTTAGGTGCAGAAGCCAGCATGCGCATTTCACGCCAAGCCACCTTTTGCGCAACAGTTTCATTAAGCAACATCTTGTATGGCATTTCTAAACTGTTGATGTTACCAATAGATTGCATGGCCGCGTTGTTAAAAGCTACCGCAATCTGAGGAGTATAGTTTCGCCTTCTGTCAATGTAGGCAACTTTGAATTCAGTGTTAACTGTATCCGCAGACGTTTGGGCCAATTGATTAACAGTCTTTATTAGGTCATCTGTGAAACTCGTACGTACAAAGCTCGGGTCTGTCTCTACTCCTGTACTATCCCCTGTAGTGTTATTCTTTAGGTCATCAAGTTCCCAGTCATCACGTAGTAACCGCAAAGACAACTTACCTGTATCTCTGTCAGTTTCTATTATTCCGTTTATGTGCTTTAGTATTTCATCCTTTATATTATTCATGGTTGCTTTTTCATGCAACTGTATTGATATTCCAAAATTGGCATTAAACAGAACAACGCCAATAGTTAAAAAACTAATATCATCAATAGAGGCAGCGGGGATAGCAGCCCCGAACAAAGGACTGGTTAATAACTCGTACAGTACAAAAGCTGGGTTTGCATCATACCTAGCGCGTGAATCCCCATCTGTATATGCGCCATCATTAATAGAGAAGTAAGGATCACCACCAACGCCCGCAAAAGGGTTAGGCAATCTTTCTAGTTCAAACTTCAACTGCCTTACAGAACCATTAGTCCCCCACATTCCATATATAGAAGCCCACGACACGTTCCTAAGAGCCCAAAACCTAGTTGGCTCATACACGTTAGCCCTACCTGAAACGTTTTGCATGGAAGCGTTGTTCCAATCCTCCCCATTATCCAAGAGTGAATCAGGGTGTCCTCGGTTAAATCTAAAAACTAGATCTGGGCCGCCAGCCCTAAACCCATATAAGTCTGGGTTTCTGAGGTTAAAGTATTCATTCAAGAACGGCCTATGTGGGATAAAGTGTGTCGATATTTGTTCAGGTGTCATGTACCCGATATGGTCAGCATCCGCAAAGACTAGATAGTTATCAGATATAAAGGAAAGCATCCTAACGTCAGAGCCATAGCAGAAAGTTACTCCTATACTAAGCCCATAGTGGTACCCAGCCAATTGATCCTCTATGTAGAAAGGTACTGTCACTAACGCTCCCCTCTCTATTACATTAGGTGACTCATGTAGTACAGTACCTGCGATGTATGGTATTGCCCTGCCAGCATCCGCAGTAGGAAACTTAAACTCACCTTCGCCTAAAGGCTTTAGCGATGCATTAGGTGACGCAGCAACTGCCGCTTGTGCAACTGCCACAGCCACAATAACTATTACTATGTATATTAAAATTGTACCCATTACAAACTACCCCATGTAGCGCCGTTCAATGTGGAGCCTACTGGATTCTTAGTAGGCAAATCGGGAAACCCTAAATAGTTAATACTGTTACCATACGAACCAGTAGGGTCTTGTTCTGCAAATAGTACATCAGCAGCAGGAAGGACAAAGTTGTCTGCACATATCGTCCGCTCCCCCTGACATCCAGGGGCAAGAGATACCACACTCCCTATCATTAGTACAGGAATAGGTACTAGCAATGACAGCTTGAGGTTAGCCGTATCTTGCCCTATCACAGTTGCAAACTCTTGGCCTAATCGCATTGTACCCCCAAGATGTGCGTCATCGTGTATCCCCTCAAAACCGCCAGGGAATACAGGCATCGCATCTAATACTACTGTAAGACCCTTATCCTCAATAGCAGTTATCACTGCTGTCTCTTCATACAAAGCCCTATCCAATCTACAGAACTGATCATAGATTGTGTGGTTGCAACGTGATTGATGTGTCATTCTTAAAATGAAACGATCTAGAAAGTTTGATATAGAGTTAGTAATGATTTGTGCATTAGTGTCATCGCGCCAAGTTACAGTCTTAACAACACCTGTATAGATCTCCCGCTTTTCGTCATCAGGGTCAAAGGCATGATACCTTGTAATAGTAAATGTAACACTGTCCAATGGTATACGCTCAAAAAAGAAAAGGGCTAAAGGGTTGTCCCTGTTAACTTCTATAGGCAGCTCTTCCCCCTCTTCAGTGTTGCTTGTATTAATGTCCCCCCTCTTCATAAAGGTGGGAAGGTACACATCACCATTATAGGATACCGGCTCTTGACCTGAGGTATAAGTATACTTGGTACCATTCCCTTGATACGTGAACAGGTATAGTTCTATAGGACTAAACAGCCCTGTACTACTTGTCTCTGCTGCTATGAATGTCATATTATATTCACCAATGGTATGGATACTGTTGATTTATTTGGGGACTCATGCTTTATTTCTATGTCATCGTCATTGAACCGTACAAGGTGCATAAAACACACCATCTGTACATCATCAGCAACGACTAACGATCTAGTTAGTGCCGGTACAAATGATATGTCCTTTTGATTGAGGAGGGTTGCTATAGCATTATGTACTGTACCGTCTGTAAACTGAAACTGAATACCGTATGTTCCGGCGTATTCCTCAATACCGTTTAGTCCATCCGCTGTTATTATTGTAGAGCCAATATCAACAGTCAGGGTGCCTATCACGATGTCGGGCCTGTGAGAAGGTAAATAGAACCCCCCAACTCTTCCCCTCATGTAGTAAGTGAACCTTTTAAACAAAGTTATCTGGCTAGTGTCCTTAGCAGTGTAGTTAAGAGTGTAGTAATCCCTAACCTTAGCAGCCAGTAAAACCATGTCCACGTTACCAGAATCATGATCGTTGAAAGCCCTCGTTGTCAGAGAGCCAGCTTTTACACCCGAGAACACTCTATTTAAGAAAGGCCAAACCAAATATCCATCTAGCGTTTCCCATCCTGCATCTGTGAAGGTTGTCATAAGTGGAGTGTCCCACTTATAATAAGTGGATGATTCAACCTCTAAAGAGATAGAAACTACGTCATTCGCTCCATAAGACACTTCCGGCTTTTCCCTGAGGAAGCCCGTTATCATAGGCATTACCCAAGCGCTATCTGTTATTTGTATAGTAGTAGGTGTAATAGTTGTAGTCGTTGCCTCAACTTGCGTTATAGTGACAACTTCGTCAGCAGCTTTTCTGTTGTATACAAATAATGAGTCATTCACCTGTACATCCCAATCGTCACTACCGAAAGGTAATACCGTTGACGCTGGCCCAAGATTTGAAACAGGCAATGCTTCCCGCCACATTGGAAAAGAGAAGTGATCCTTTTCACTATTACGCAAAACTGCTAAGAACCTGCTTGCTTCTGGCCCATCCAACATCCAGTTAAACTTTGCCGTCAGTCTAGGGTGCTGGCGTACCACACCCCTAAACTCTGTAGTATATGTAGTAGCTATGCGTGACAAGTAGCCTAGCTTTTCTATCATAGGGAACTCGGGTACCGATGTCTGTGTGGAGGTACGAACACCCGTTACCATTAGTACAGTAGTAGCACCATTGGTAAACGTCCAAGTAATGCTAAACGCTATGTCATCATCCCCATCCCCCGGTATGGTAACTAGCTGGGCTGTTGATGAAAGACGGTCTATTGTTTCTCCGGGGTTAATTCCTACTAATACTATGGTAGGGTCAGAAATTACTATAGTAGCTACTGTAACCTCATTGCTGTGAAGAAACCTGTTGTATAGGATAAATCCATATGCAGTGTCATTTAAAACGGAACCCACATTAAGTGCTTGAGGATCTGCTTCAACATAGTTGTATACTATTTCAGATAAGCCACCTGAGATAACGCCTGCCAATACATCAGGTGCTATAGCTATTACATTATGAACCCCCGTCGCAGTAGCACCTATAATACCATGAGACTTTCCATGCAAGGTGTCAGCCCTCCTACCATCTGTATACATGGTAGGGGTATAAGTAAGCGCATGGAGTGACAGCGTGGTGGCTAAAGATCCAGTAAAGGTAGCCATTAATTAAACCTCTTTTAGGACGGCATAGCCATAATGCCCTGAGTCAAATTGAGAATCCTCAGGATAGAATGCAGAGGTTGTGGTTACGTCATCCCTCTTAGCTATATCCGTAGAAGTGGATTTCTTTATAAAGGGAAATACCACATATGTATCACCCCCTATAATGATTTCTGCCTCTGCTGTAAGACTAAATAAGGATACCACATACGTTTTTTGCATATTACCAATATGTCTATATCCCTGCACAGACCCCTCTTCATACCATAGCCACTGTGGCTGTAATAAGAACACATTTCCTGTTGCTAAGTTTGGGTTATATTCCATCGCCCTGTTTATAAGAGGGTAGTCAAATGCTCCTATGTGGGTGATAGACTGTGTGTGACCCCCTTTGGCAAACCCTTGCCAGTTATCCGCGTCTCCTGGCTGTTCACAGTTAACAAAGAAATTAGCAGGGCTTTCCAATCCTGTAGTAAGGTCATGAGTAATTGTCTGTACATGGTGCCCTAGGCCATGTGCATTTGACGCAGTAGCATTAATCCCGGCCTTTACCGTCTCACCACTAGTGGAAGCACCAAAGTAAAACCCACCTACCCATGTGCCGACTTTTTCTAGAAAGCCAAAGGTCAAGTGTTGGTAAACGCCGCCTATCCTAACAGAAACCCAAACTCTCTCTTCGCTAGTAAATATCTTGTAGTTTACTGTCTGATCCACAGCACCATGAAATAATGCACATGCCCAAGGGTCATTAGCATTCCCTGTAGGCCCATCAGTTTGTCTAGCTGTCCATGAGGCACCCAGATTGTCATACCCCATTCCTCCTCTTATACCAAAACCGCTACTAGCATTAAGGGCGTTAGTTTCTTCAGTTAGGAATAAGTTATTAATTGCTGATATAAAAGTGACAGTTTCTAACGTTGTCGCTTTCTGCATAGTTATTCTACTGCCTGTGCCTTCTACTACATCCTCTAATATAGACCACGTTGTCTCAGCCGCGATCTCATCAGTTATTACCGTTAGAGCTGCGCCAAAACTTGCGCTGTTCCCGCTTAAGAATCCCATTATATAGCCTCCATTACATACCAAGAATCAACGCCGCTAGTGAGGGGGTGTCGAAATGCGTGATACGTTATACCCCCTGCGACTATAGTATCTCCATTTGATATAGGAGAAAATCCACCTATCCTGAAAAACCCATCTAGTGTTATAGTAATGCCTAGATCAAATTCAAGGACAAAGGAAGTTATGGGGTATACCGTCCACACTTCTCCTATGCCTGTTCTTTTATTACTAAAGAAGCTGGCGGGGTAAGGGTACGTTTGGTTTAACGCTGTCTCCCCCATGGTATAAGGGAGGTTATCCGTATGAGCAATTGCAGCACAGCTAGTTTCATTTATAAGAAAACATTTCAGTAGATTTGACCCACTGTTATATGCTATCCCCCCTAGTACCGAATTACTGGTAGCAACGGTAAAATTACCATTGTTTATGTACACGCCACCTATAAGGGCTGGGTACGCATACTCGTCTATTCCAACATTCGTTAGAGGGGTGCCGAAGGAAAGGGGAAAGGCTATGTCATCTATATGTACTACAATATTAATCCGAGTACCTGTAGCGGACACATAGAGTTTCATGTTAGAAGTACCCAGTGGTATGCATGGCCATATGTCACCACCCCCTCTATGCTCCTGGTCATCATAATCCTTTCCAGAGTCATAAGAGAATAATATACTAGCCATCAAACCGTACTGGGCTCCTATTGGATTACTCTCCGTCTGAACGGCTATGTAGATCTTATGGTCAGCGTCAAGACCTACCGACTCTAGTATAACCCTCCTTTCAGTGTTGCCTGTTACAGGAGGGATGTAATCCTCTCTTGGGTACACTTCTGTCCACCCTTCTGCTACTGCCATATCGATCACTTTATTAAATACTTCTTTATGATCTGAGTAAGGCGCTCCACTACCATTAAAAAATGTCATCTATTTATACTCCTAGCGCTGCTTTAAATGCGGCTTTGTCTGTACGAATTGTGTTTATCATAACTCTTTTACCAGCCGCTGTACCTAACGCCGCTATCATTGAGTCAACATCCACGACGTTGATAACGGCAACATCCCCACCTCCGGCCTGTTGTTGTACTTCCCCACCGATAGTACCTGTTTTTGCAGAACTATCCTCAGAAGTACTAACACTGCCTCCACCAGCCAAACGAAGAGTCTCCCCTCTGTTCATCCGTTGTAGCATGGCCTCATTCTCTTTAGCAGCCTTCGCATTTACTACGAATTCGCCATTACTAAGCATAGCAGGAATATCATCTGACCTCGACCCTCCCGGCCCACGTACACGCCCACCATCTGCGAACACGTTACTGGAAGCAAAAGCCATTAACGCTATCACCGCAGCAAGGCCCGCAGCAGCAGAGGCACCAAATGTAGCTCCCGCTTGTGCAGTTGCCGCAGGTAGAGCAGTTGTCAAAGTGGCAGTGTTGTTTGCCGCTACTACTGCTGTAGTAGAGGTGGAGACAGCCGCAGCCGTAGCACCTTGTGCAACAGTGATTGCCTGCATCCCCGTACCAAACAATTGTGCTTGTACAAAGTTTGCAGCTTGCTCGATACCAATCTGAATAACAGCGCTCAATAACTCTTGAGTAATAGTTGAAGCTGCATTTCGCATTGTATCACTAAAGTTTTCACCATTGACAATTGCTTGGGTTAACGCATCCCCAATGCTTTCCTTAAAGGCAAGACCCGCAGCACCAAAGGCACCTGTTAAGGCTGCTTGCATCGATTCAGTTTTACCAATTACTTCTTGCAGTCCTACTACAATAGCATCAGTAAAGGAGCCCTCCCCTTTTGACACCGCTAATTCAGCTTGTGCTACTTGTAGCGCGTGCATTCCAGTAGTCATTTCATTAACTGAAATGAGCCCTTCCGCACGCAAAGCAATCAACGCTTTCTCTTGAGTGATTAGCTCCTCTTGAGGTTCACGCAGATCTCTTAGTATAGTATTATACTCGCCCATTGTCTGGTTAGCTCTTAACTGCACTTCAACCGCAGCTAATTGAGATTCAGACAAACGGAATTTAGTTTTTTGGTTTATCCTTTCAAGCTCAATTGCAATCTCTCTTTCTTTACTAGTCCTACCAAGCACCTCCGCTTCTTTAGTCAGGTTGGCCAAATAGGTATCAAACGCTTTACTTGATATACCATCACGTGCTTCTTTGTCCCTCTTAAGTTTTGCGATTTCCTCGGCCTGCTTTTGCTCAGCTTCTAACTCAGACTTACGGCGAGCTTCTGAGACCTTTAACGTTTCTGCTGTGATCTTATCAACCGCAGTCCCTATATAGTCAAAAGTAATACTATCGACAAAGGTTTTCTGAATTGCTGTACCAAGACCCGCAGCAGCACCTGTGAACTTATTCTCTATCCTTCCAAGATCCGCTTTGCTAAACAGATCTAATCCTGCTAAATCTCGAACGAAGTTGATACCGTCAATTGAAAAGTTGATTAGCTTCTCAATATCACTAATGGAACTGTTCACCATTAGAACAAATATATCACCCAGTGCAGAAGGAAGACCTGCGAGGGTTAATGGAATAGCCTTGCCTAATGCTACAAAGATACCAATGACTCCATTCGCTCCTATTCTTGCTGCATTGATCAATGCGTCAGGGGTTGTACCAATGATCTGTATAAGAGCTTCCATAGTGCCCTTGACAGTGTTTACTACAGTATCAAAAGCTTCTCCTACGAACTGCCCCACAAATGCGAATTCAGTTTGTATTACGTTAACAGTAGCTGTAGCAGCATCACCCAAGGTTATGAGTCCATCTCCACTAATGGATATTTCGTCTCTGAAAGCAATCAGGTAACCAATAGCCGCAGCGATACCAACCCCTAGTACTACAAAAGGATTCGTTGCTAATACAAAAGTCAGTCTCTGTACGCCCTTAATGGCAGCGCCTACGCCTTGCTTAGCAAATATAATGCTAAGAGTTATGCCCGCAGCTTGTGCGCCATTGGTTAACTGGTCAAGGTTATCTGATAAGAATATTATAGTTTTAGCAAGTGTCTCTGTAATACCATGTGCTGTACTAAACCCACCTACTGCCTGTAGAACATTGTTTCGTAATACATCAAATGCTTGGCTAATTGTAGGAATGGACTTTAAGAAATCTTCATCAAGACTTTTGCCCGCTTCTCTAAATGCTACAATTATCTGCTTAGAGGTGATTAACCCCATCGCGGCGTATTCCCTTAACTCACCACGTCCAACCTCGAAGCTTTCCGCTATTACATCCGCAACTTTTGGCAATTGCTCTAAAACTGATCTAAGCTCATCGCCCCTCAAAGTTCCGCTCGCCATACCCTGTGAGAACTGTATAAGAGCATTTCCGGCTTCTGTTGCTGTTGCACCTGATAACGCTACCGCTTTGTTTAACGATTCAGTAAAGCGAAGAGTCTCAGCTTGTGATAAGCCAAGGTTCTTAGTAGCCGCAGCAGTACGCGCATAAACAGTAGCGGTTGTTTCAAAGCTTTGACGGGTTAAATTCGATATGCGGAATAGCTCGCCGGTTACAGCGGTCAGCTCTTCCTGATTATCGGTAACAGTTCGAATTCTGTTTTGTAGTGTAGTATATGAATCTGCAAGGTCAGAGAGTTTCTTGATACCAACACCAGCACCCGCAAAGAAAAAGACGGTATTCATAGCCCGTCTTAAGCGGTTCGCTGTCATCTCAAGAGAGTTTAACCTTCTCTCAACTACCCGAGTGCCGGTAACAGCAGCACTCGGGTCTATTGTGATTCTAATTCTAAATTCGTTTGACATAACCCACCTTATTTGTCTTTCTTAAAAGCCTCCTGGTAGGTGGAGTCGAGCGCAAACATGGCCTCTGTGAATATCTCTACAAACTCAGGATCTAGTTTTTTATATTGGGTAGCATAATACTGTATTTTGTCCCACGGTATCGCTCCACCCTCGTATCTCCTGCAAGTCATTAAGTCAAAGTAGCTACTTAAATAAAATGATTCTACTACAGTCTGGTAAGGCTGCTCTAAATACCAATCCGGTAGATCCCTCCCTTTGGCAATCGCCGCTTCTACCTGAAAGCCATCCTTGGCAAATTTGATTTTATACTCAAGCAGCTCTTTTAGTTTTTTAGGTACTCCTCTTTGTCTTCTTCGGAAATCACTTCTTCAGGCAAGGCAACAAACGTTTTTGGTTCCGCTGCAATACCCCGAATTTTATCAAATACCCAATTGGGTAGCTCACTTAAGAACTCCTCACAGTCCTCAATAGAGAATGGAACCTCCCCCATTACACCTTCTTTGTTTTCCCCTGGCATGTGTTCCCAACCAACAATAACGTACCCTGGATAGATAGCTTTATCATCCCCTCGCATTACATCAAGACCATAGTTACCAGCAGCGTGGAGAGTGCGATTTCGTTTCGCATTTGTCTTCGCTTGCTTTTTTAAGGTTCTGAAGTAAGGCACATTGGTTTCTTGTGCAGGGGCTAAGATAAGCGCTGTCTTAGCGCCTATCTCAGGAAGTGCCATTGTGAAACGTGAATTTGTATCGACTACTAATGATTTTAAATTTCCGAACTTAGACATAGTGTTACCTTTAATTTAATTTAATTTAATGTACTTACTATTTATAGAAATGGGTTTGCTGGGTCGATAGGTAGAGCATGGTTGAAGATTGTAATGCCTATAGATGTATTAAAGGCATCATCAGCGTAAGCCTCACCTGTAGTACTAATAAGCACAGTTTCATTTACTGGGAATGATCGAGCCCCACCACCAAGAGTCAATGAAGGAATATCGAAAGCGATCGTACCATCATCATTTGTTAGACGGAAATCTAACGAAACAGTAGCGTTACTTCGAATTCGCTCAGCTACTACAGAGTTTGAGAAGATCATTTCGGCTTCGAAACCAATCTCCAAGTTACCCGCGTTGATGTACTTAGCACCTGTTACACCCAAAACGTTCTCAGGAGTTACGTTGTTGTTGATTGTAATGCTTAACGATTTAAAGTCAGAAGTAAGACCTGTATCATCAACATCAGCAACACGAATACGGGCGATGTCCGCAGAAGTGTTGAATGCAGTAGTGTACTGAGGATCAGTAGGAGTTGCTGCATTAGTTGCACGACCTGCAACATTCACAGGGGGTGCAGTATCTGTACCGATGAAACCAGGAGCAAGCGTCGCTTTATCTGTCAAAGGTGTTTCGAATGTAAGCTCATTACACAAGTTGCCTCGTGCATACTCATACATAGGAAGGTCACCCGCATCAAGAGTAGCGTATTCTAATTCGAACTGATAAGAGCGCTCAATATAATTTGGATTATCCGTAGGGACGTTACGAACGAACTTACCAAAGTACATGTCTATCAATTGCGAAGCGTCAGCTTCTGTAGTAAACGTAGTGAGAGCTTTATCAAACGTTAGAACATTTGCGGCTACACTAGATACTCGAATCAACCCGCTGTTATCTGCTGCTGCAAATTGGTTGGCTGCAAGGAACCCACCAACATGAACACTCTGACCGGCAACTAATCCCAATAGTGTAAGGTCTTGGGAAGTAGTAGTAAGGTTGTTAGCATCCAATACATCAAGATCACCTACTGCGAATCGATGTCCTACAACTTCTACTAAAAAGTTTTCAGTAACATCTGTTAACGCCGCAATAGTAATACTGGTATCAACAGTAACCGCAGTAACAACATGCAAACCATTGTCTGCTGTAGCGGTAAGACCTGTAACACGTACCAAAGTGTTGACTATAATATTACTAGTCTCTGCCATGGTAACAACGCCGGTCGCAACGTCGGTTGCAGTAAGAATATCCCCGCCGCTAAATGCAGAGAAGCAAAACCCTTCAATAAAGTCCTGTAGTGAACTCATTGTCAAATCTGCATTGATCTCTACTGAGGATTCAATGTTAGTGATGGTTCCCTTTCGTCGCTGTCGATTTTTTGAAATCGGATTACGTGCAACTGTTGAGATATTCGCCCCAAAGGATGAAATATCGTTAGGCTCCAATGTAAACCAAGAAGGTGACGCGAACAGATTGCCCAGCGTTTCCTCAATGGAGTATTGTAGGTTGGTGTTATTCGTTAAACTTCTTGGCATTGCTTTTACCCCTTATTTGATTTCATAATATTGGAACTGGACTGTCACTGAGACCCTTCGCCAATTGTTTTTAGTGCCTTCTGGCATTATATCACCATCATTGAACACCACACCACCAATCGTCTCGCCCTCAAAAAGGTCTCGTATACGTTCTGCGTATACATCTTCGTTATATTCCCCTGTGCGGGGCTGTCCATAGACCTCTACAACTAGTAACTGTCTGCGGATATAACGTCTCTTACCCTTACTGTTTAGCGACTCCTGGCCCCCCGGTAAACCCTTTATAGTTAAGCGTACCCAGTTGCCCGATTCAGGCTCTGTAAAGTCATCGTCTTCAAGGTCATATGGTGTTTCATCACCCCAGTCATCAACAAATGTATTATAGACGACTTGACGCGCTTCGTTAAGTGTGGTCATTGGCTAAATCTCCTCCCTCGTAGGGACAGTATGGCAGTTATTATAGATAATTGCACAAACCCTGCGGGTGCTTGAGCCGACCACCCCTTATTCAGAAGAGAGATATAGTCCACATTGTTAGTAATGTAGAGTGAGCCCATAGGTAGCTTGTATCCACGCAACGTACTGAAGCCCGAGCTTTGTATGGAGGAGTTAAGACTCTTACCGTAAACGCCAGCTTCTCCCTCAAATGATTCACCAATAGAAGGAACCCAGTTAGTAATAGCATGTGCAGTATCCTCTGGCGTCGTCTCGGTAAGAGTCAACGCTACTTGTTCCGTTACAACTACGGCGACCTTCTCAATGAATCGATTAAGGTCGCCAATTAGTAGTGCAGTTTGTTTAGGCATAGTCCTTCCCTTCTACTTTGACCCTTACAATAAAAAAGGGACTTTAGAAGTCCCTTTTTTATGATTAATCCTTTTTCTTCTTTCGCCGAGAGGGCTTGTCTTTCTTTCCCTTCTCAACCTCTACTACAGGAACAGGAGATTTACTCGCCTTTTGTTTCCGAGCCTTTAACTCATCTTCGCTGATAAGTTTACGGGTTCTCAACATCACTTCCATTTTACGCGGAGTAATAGCAATGTTCTTATATAAGAAAGGGACGCCAATCGCATATTCTTTACCGGCATACCGAAGGGCTTTACCTGTAAATAGCTTCATTCCCTTTATGAATAATACTGTCTGTCTCATTGGGTACCACCTTTAAATAGGTTACCCCACCGAAGTGGGGTAACTCACTATACTACTTTATTTATTACGATGTTGCTGCTGGAATGTAAGTTCCAAGATCAACCGCAATTTGCTTAACAGCATAAGCCATACCGATTTCGATACGATCAGATTCAATTGCTTCCATTCGGAACTTCTTGATACGAGAACCGTAAGCAGAAGCGCCGTATAGACCATCCCAGCTAAATGTGTAACCAGCCGACGCTGTCATTAAGCCAGGGTTACGGTTAGAGTAACAGATCAAACAACCATGCTTGTTGGCGATGAATGAGATTACATCCGTTGCGCCTTCTTTTGCTGTGTTCTGAATTGCATTTAGTACAATAATGCGTTCCATCTCGAACAACTCTGCAAGCTGTTGATGCTTAGTGATTGCGATACCTGAAGTCTGACCAGCTTTAATACGGTCAACTACGTCAGGGTGATTCTTAAGCTTGTTGTAAACGTTACGGCCTAAAACCATAGTGTTTGCAATCTTGCCTGTTTTTTCTAACATGTCAGTAACGATTTCTTCAATGTCAGTGATAGGATCACTTGCGTCATCCTGCCATCCAGTTGCAACCGTTGCATCAGTTCCCCAATTACCGGCAGAGAAGAAGTTTGCACACCAGTTAGCTTCACGGAAAAGATTCGCTTTATCAGTAACGAATGTTACAGCTTCACGATCCAAAGCTAATGGAGAATCTTGGTTGGCACGACGTTGATCATCAATGTCATGGTGGAAGCCATAGACTTTACAGAAGTAGTTATCCTGCCCTAGTTTGTAGCCGCTACCTTTGGTTTCTGTACCAGGGGCGCGTTCTTCCATCTCATTACGAAGGAAGTCACCTTGGTCATATGTATAGAACAAATCGCTTTGCATCTGTACAGGGATGTTAGGGAAAATACTATCCGTCTGAAACATTGATTGATCTTGGATAAGAGCAATGGATATATTGCTCAAAGGTTTGTTGATATGCACATCACTAGCTAATGGTGTAGGCATCTTTCTTATTCCTCAAAAATTTATAATTTGGTTAAATATTACAGTTAATAAAAAAGCTGCTTACTATAGGACGTGTGGGCTAATCAACAGGATGGAACCAATCTCATCGATCACTCCACCATCTTCAACGATACCACGAACAACATCGCCAACACCGGCCACAACCGCTCGACCCGACGCATCAGATGTTACGTTTTGTCCAGGGGTCACAGTGCCACCAAGCAAAATCTTACTAATACCCTGAACCTTTACAGGGGCTGCTTGATCTGCTGCGGGCTTAGAATCCAAAACGCCATAAGCGAGAAGACCTGCACCACAACGAATCATTGTCGGTACTGCTGTAGTACCACCAGCAATTACAAAACGTTGAAAACCGCTAGTAGCGCCGGTACCTGTCAATGTGTCACTAGACAAATCGGTAGTGATTATTTTAGTGACTTTTACTAAGTTACCTTCTAAAGACATGATAAAACTCCAAATAAACTAATTCTGTTTTACTACGGTATGTTAAGTACTGTAGTGGCTATTAAGCAAGCTGCTTATAAAGAGCTTCACCTTCTTTCGTGTTTAGGACGGCATCATAAGCAACAGTGAAAGTTACACCATGCTTATCTTGATGGGTCTTGGCCATTGCATCAAGCTCATCATTTGCATCAGTAACTGACTTTTCAGTAGTTACACCTTCAATATTGAATGCTTTTTTCATGCCGACGTTTTGAGCGGTAACAATTTTCATTACTTCATTTTTAACTGTTACATCGCTAATGGTATCAACAGCTTTTAGCAAAGCAACCTTATGCTCTTCAGCGCCAGGAACGTGACTAAGCTCAACACCAACACGAGATTTATAAAGCGAAGTAAGCTGTGAAGCTTCTAGTGCTTTATTAGTAGTAACCATCGCATCCATATTCTTGGCCATGGCCAACATTGCAGGATCACAAGACTTACGGAACTCGATACCTTCAAGGTTAGTGAATACAACGGGGTCTTCAGACGTAGCGGCTTTTACCAATGCGTCACGACCTTCAGTTTCCATTTCTTGGAATATTGCTTTGTTAGTATCATTCAATGTGGCGTAATGAGATTTATGTAGGTCAGTCATTGAGGCTAGTGCAGTAAGTACTGCCACTTGCTTAGTTAACTCTAAAACCTTTTTGCCGTCATCAGTCACTTTATCATCTGTTTTAGACATTTCTATATCCTTCTTTGGGATTGTGGCTGGAACAGCCTCGGTTGATTTATTTAATTCTTGAACTTCTTTTGCAAATTTTCTAATACGAAGAGCCCCACTTTTATTAAGTGCGGTAAAATCCTCTTCGCTCTTCTTCATATCTTGAATGGTAGCACCAAATGACTGTAGTACCTCACCAAATGAAGCGGTAGGATCATCGTACTTCGTGATATTCCAGATGATGTCATAAGCAGCATCTTCAAATGCGTCAGTGTAATCCCACATCTTGTAGATAACACTTCGAATACTTTCCTGCACTTCCATATTTTCAACAGCGGCAAGAAAGAGATTTTTTGCAAGCTCTTCGTCGTTACCTGTTTTAACCATGGCAACTGTAGAACCCGTTTGGGCTCCAATGGGAACACCCGAAATTTCCTTCAATACCAACTTGCTTGCTACCTGTTTGTTTGTATTACCGTCAGCACGCATTGCTTTTACTCCACATCAATCCAGGCAGCAGCACCACCTATTGAAAAATCTTTATACTCACCAGACTTAAACTTGGCAAGCGTTTCGTCATCTGAGACATAAACAGTCACGAGAACACCAGATTTACCCTTGGTGTCAATATCCAGACTCTTGGCTAGATCCAATGATAGTGGATAAGCGAAGCGAACGCTACCCATGGGCTCCCCTTCATGGCACGCCTTCATTACAGTTTCTTCCTGCATGAACACATTCCAGCCTTCAAGAGCCACTTGCTCGGGTATATGCTGGTTGTCAGTGTCGAAGTAGTCCTCACCATTGCTTTTGCAGACCTGGCCCCACCCAAACACTAAACGTAGCTCAGAATCGATTTTATCGACTCTGGACAGGGTTACACTACCCTCTTTATGCATTTTGACTAATTTGGACATTATGTCCCTCCTGTTGATACAATTCTAATCTACTAATTGCTTTTTGTAAAATCTTATGCTATCTGCCTTGACAAACGAAGGTAGCCCCCGCAGGATCTCGGGCCGGAACACCTGCAATTTCCCAAGTTTCCTCTTCAATGAAGATGGTATCCCCTATCATGGGTATCTGGCCCCCTTCGATCAGAGCAGCCATTAGAGTTATCTTTCTATCCCTACGCTTGATAGAAGTGCCGTTAAGCTCCAAGTCAGTATAGGACTCAATAAACCCCTCTGCACCATAAGCTGTTTCTGTGGCATCGAGCATCTTTGTTCTATTGGCCGGGTCTCTGCCACCTGACACAACTTTGGTAAGGACAGCAGGGAGCAAGTTTCCTTTCATCGCATCCCCTACCAATCCTGCAATATCCGTATCAAATAAATTCATGTGTTCTACCTCTGCTTGTAATTGACGCCAAAGGATCGTTCATACTTCCGGCCTTGTGGCGATGTGGTGAAATTCACTTTACCTTCCATGACAATTCCCGCTTGATCAAACTCAGGGTCATCCTGATTGAGTATGTCTATCGAAGCCCATACAACAATCTTTTTACTTGTCACATCTAAAGAGACAGGGTTGTCATCTCCTACGCCATCAAACTTCCACCCTAGTCCAGTAGTTAATACAGTAAGTACAACTGTAGGCAGCTCAATGACCTCTGTATCTTCTAACTGACCTGTTAGGTTCAAAAGAAAATCGGTATAGTCGCCAGGATCTGGCGTCTCTTCTGCTGTAATTAGATTAGTTGTCATAAGTCCACTGTCCTAGATTTATTTGAGGTGAAAATGATTTCTCTTGAACCCGCAGTAGGATATTCAATAATCCTTCCATTAGGTGTTGTAATTTCGTAGTCATCACGCCCTTTCACTTTTGCGTTTCCTGCCTTAACTACTCCTGTCACCTCGAAGATGAATCCGGCAAAGGATGTGACTTTTGCATTACCTGCTTTAACCACCCCCGTTGCAAACTTCGAGTTACTTACTGCTGCGTTGCCTTCAACCTTAGCATTGTTAGCTTTCACTACTCCTATTGCATCATGTTCTACATTAGCATTACCAATGATCTTGGCGTTACCTGCTTTTACAATGCCATTTGCAGCTAGGTTAGAATCTGCGTTACCTACAATCTTAGCACTATTTGCTTTAACTGCACCAAAGGCAAACTTACCTTGTCCAGCATTACCAACGATCTTAGCATTGCCAGCTTTTACCACACCATCTGATTGTCTTTCAACACTCACTAAGGATACGACTTTAGCATTGCCCGCTTTAACTGCACTAACTGTAGTCTGTATGATTCGATCAGCAAGGCTAACAACCTTTGCATTGCCCGCCTTAACAACAGCATCATCGCTTCTGACTGTTCGTAGTGCATCACCAGTAATAACTGCATTGCCTGCTTTTACTACCCCGTTCGAGACGTGTTGTCCTGCGGTAGATGAGTTACCTACAATTTTAGCATTACCTGCCTTTACTACTCCTGTGCTTGAATGGTCAATGTTAGATGCACCAACTACTTTCGCATTACCTGCCTTAACCGCTCCTGAGGCGTTAGTGACATTATTGACAGCAGCGTTACCTACTATAGTAGCATTACTTGCTTTAACCGCGCCACCAGACTGCCTCTCAACCCCTGCTAAGGATATGACTTTAGCGTTGCCCGCTTTAACTGCACTAGTCGTAGTCTGCACAATCCGATCGGCAATGCTGACAACCTTTGCATTGCCTGCCTTAACAACAGCATCGTCACTTCTGACTGTTCGCATCGCATCGCCGGTAATGACTGCATTACCCGCTTTTACTACGCCACTTGAGTTGTGCTGTCCTGCGGTAGAAGAGTTACCCACGATTTTAGCATTACCGGCCTTAACTGCACCGACAACTTGGAGGATGGGGATAGCATTACCCAGCACTTTTGCATTGCCTGCTTTTACCACCCCACTAGAGCTGTGAACCACATCGCCCTGTAAAATCGATGGGGTTTTTCCTATTGCTCTGCTGTTAAATGCACTTGTGTTATTCATTACGCTGGGAACTCCCCAATTACCGCAAGCATGTCAGCTTGAGAAAGGATAGAAGGTATCAATACAATATCATATATCAAGCCATTTAGGTCTAGTGAACTTGAAGAAGACAGCGCACCTATGAACACCCCTGTTGTGGTATTGGTATTAACCGCCATAGCTGTTTGAGTTGAGTTTATCACCCCGGCACTGTCATACATTTTTGTTTCTAATGTGGAGGCATTGAAAGTAACTACCATCGTTGTAATTACATCTTGAGGGAAGAAATCGCCTGTAGACGTATGCACATCCGATATTGAGCTGTTGCCTTGCATCCTAAGTTCAAAGCCGCTGTTTGTTTTTATCCCCATGGCATTACCAGTGTTAAAGTAAATACCTTCATTCGCAGCGTTGGATTTTCTCTCAGTTCTTACAATGAATGTCCAGTCTCCACTAGAAGGTATGGCTCCACCTGTGGGAACCTCCAACCTACCATCGGTATCATTGCCCCTTAGATTTATTGCACCTCCATCTAAGGTTACTCCTCTACTCGCTACAGGGAATGCATGGAAACCATTTCCTGACTGATCAAGCCAATCCACTGAAGGGGCGTTTACGCTTTGCCCTATACCCTTACGGAACCAAACTATAGGTGATAATGCCAATGTTGGTGAGGCATTGTGCTGCTCTGTTAGTACACTAGTAAACGTTCCATTCCCTATGCTATTTATTGCATACATTCTAAAGTCGTAGTCAGTGTCCGCTGCTGGCGCTGTAAACGCATGACTTACTGTAGCCTGAGATGCTATAGGTATATCCGCTATTTCTACACCAAAGGTTCCCACCCCGGTTTCCCTTACCTGTATAACGTAGCTAGTTACTACAGGGTCAAAGACCAATGCGTCCCATGTTATTTGAAGCTGTGTTGACCCATCAGCTACTGCAAAGTTTGCAGGGGCTGAAGGTACAATATCTAGCAATGGTGTTTCTGTTAGTAAGCTTTCATTAGAAAACCCTACCGCAGATCTACCCCTAAGCTCAACCTCATATTCAATACCGTTCGTTAGTCCTGTAAATATATGGGATGTTTGAACATTTGTTTTTGTTACTACAGAACCATAACTACCCCCACTAGGCTTTATGCGTAACTGATAATCAATGATAGGTTCTGGCTTCTCATCAATGTCTGGTGTCAGATCCCAAGTTACAGTTAGTTGCTCTTCTTGCTCCGTTATTAAGGGATTCACCATTGCTAAGGGTCGTTGAGCCCAGAAATTTCTATTGCCATAACCTACCGCTTCAAGGTAAGCCTCATAGAACTGTAGTCCCCTTTCTCTTTGTCCCGCTGCGTCAGTATGTAGATTTCCTACTCCCGCATAAGTCCAACTATTATTAACGGGCTTGTAAACGCACATATGGTTCGCATCAGCCAAAGCCTGCATATCCTCTCTGATCTGATTACCATTAGCTGTTGCTAGTTCTCTAATGCCTCCTATTATGAAAGGAACCATGTTTAGGCTACTTTGCTTCGCATTAAATGTTATGCCGGTTCCATCCCTTAATGCATCTATAAAGCCTTGTGCTGCTGCTTGCCATTCACCAGGGTCTAATGTTCCGCTAAGCGTATCTGACTCCCCTTGCTGTAGTACTATAACTTCAATTTCGTTATCTGGGTGAGCAGCAAGAAACTCATTTATCATTAGTACAGTATAAAGGTACATTGAGCCCGACGGTGTAGCCCACTCTTGTGAACTCTGTGTAAATGCTGTACTACCATGCCCGCAAGGTAGTATACAAGTTCTCGCGTTTGTGTGCCGGACTCTGCCCCTAGACATAGCTTTTGCAAAAGTTAAACATGGGCCTGCGCTTGTTGGCCGGGTAGTCCCTGTTATATCTGTTGAATTTGAGGAAGCGTTGCCATCTGTTGCATGATCTAAAGGCTCTGTAGCTATAACAAACCTATCCATGATATTAGTGTCATCAGCCTCAAAAGCGGAATGGTCTAACGTATATCTAGCACTCTTCCTGTACTGTAGTATGTTAGCATCCGGCACATCTAGTATAGGGTCATAACCTAACATTCCCGCACTCTCGTCTTCCCCGTTATGCCCCACAAGGTTAGACTGTCCTGCCATGACCTGTCCTAACATCCCTCCTAAGTTTGAATTGAATATGTACTCATCAAAAGCAGACATTATGAAAACACCGTTCTCAAAATAGAACCCACTTGCATTATTCTCGTGGAAAGTTTCTATCCATAAGCCTTCAGACGTAATGGTACCTTCAACCAATACGCTATAATTCACATCGACTTTATCTGTTATGTAATACCAACCCCTAGAATTAATAGCGGCTGTTTCAGCCCCCACTACCGCAGTAAGCCGGAAGGGGGCTGACGTATCAGTTGAAGTGTATTCGACCCTCGTTTTTAATCCTGACATTTATACCACCACTACGTTTGTAAATGTATTTGTGTAAGCAGTATAGATGACTTTGGCAAACTCACGATGGGCATTAGCGTCAATATAGAAATCACTGGCATCAGTAAGATACCCAGCATCCATTTCTGCAAAAGCGATGTTTCTTAATCGTGAAGGGGTCGCCGCCAAGATTGCTTCTATCGACGTAGCTTCGGCTCCATTTGTCGTAATGAAGTCTTTAGGCAACCCACAAACTACTACAGGAACATTAGAGAAGTCCGTTTGCAGAGTGTTACCTGTAAAGGCATCATCCCTAAACTTATCCACCAATGCATCTAGAGCTGCTTCAAACGCTCCGCTCGCTGCTGCGACTGAATCATTTATTCCTAAGGAGATAACAATCATTGCAATCTTGTTATATTCATTCTCCGCTAGTGCAGTATTTACAGCATCTTGAGTAGCTATGTACATAGACCCAGAGGTTACAGTCCATTCCCCTGTACTAAAACCACTTGCAAGCGTTTTTCCTAAGGGTAACAGTACTGTCTGTCTCCCCCATGCCCGTCTATGGTAATACTCTCTGCCTAGTGCTGGCCCAAAGCTCACGCTATTAGCCGGGGGGAATAACCCGGCGTTATTAACATGGGGTAAAGGTTCCATTGCAGGCAAATACTTATTTGTAACTTCTGCATTTGTATCAGTACCCGCGTGTGCTGCATTAGCTATTAAAGATCCTAAGTTTAGTGTAAGGACACTCGCGTCAACAAAGTCCAGTACCTCACTCCATCCAAGAGTGGATAAGGACGTTCCATTATTCCCTACCCCATTACCATCTCCACATACAACGATGATGTCTCTACCCTCCTCTTGGGCATCCGACATTTGTTTTGTCGGTACCGAAGAGTAGATATTTACAGCACCTGTAAAGGTGGGCATAGAGTTATCTGTCTCACTTGTCTCCTCTAACTCATTAACTGCTAACAATGTACCTGTAGTAGTAAAAGTAGCAACCACATTTGCCCATATGGCTTTATTCGAGGCTAGTTCTATCATGAAATAGCCTCGTGTCCCGTCAACTAGTGTATTAGAGGCCAGGTCTAGCGTTAAAGTGAATGGTGAAGCTGTTTGCGGGGAAGTCCCTACAACCCTATTAATTACTTGATTCATAATATCCTCTATCTGTGCAGGGAATGGATGTGTAATTGGTACTGCAACTACACGCGCCCTTCGTGGAAAACCACTTAAGCCAAGCCTAGAGGCACCCATTACACAATCACAAAGTTATCAGTGTTAAGTGGTGCTTCTGTTATTGCATCAAACGTCAACACTTTCGTTGTACCATTATACCCTGTGATCGTTGTTGACTGTTTAGCAAGAGTCCCTGATACAAATATCAACAAGCTGTCTTTGTAATGGTCGTTAGTTGTCTCAGTTAGGTTTGTAGACATTTGAGTTATGGATAAAGTGCCTGTAACCGCTGCACCAATCTCAATGCCCTGTGTGGACTGTGCAAGGTTAGTTGCTGCTTCAGTATTACCACTAATCTGAACAATGTCCGCAGATACTTGATCACTGGTAGGGTCAAAGTTATTTAACGCTGCAACTTGTACCTTGGTAGAGAACCCCTGCTTATTAATTGTTACAGCCCCGCCAGAGTTATCAACTATTACCATGTCCCCTGCAATGTTTACTGTACCCCCTATGCAATTAGCGTTGATTACTAACTCATGTGACTCACCGTTTAAGTTTACAGTATCAACACCTGACTGACCTAAATTTTGTAATTCAAGCCCACCCGCCCAGTGATGTATCTCAATATGAGTATTGCCAATAGCAACTCCAAAATCAACGATGGCTGGTGTAGCGTCCGCAGAGGTGAAGCAATCCCTAAGAGTGTACTTACCTGCGGCTCCTAATGTTAGCACTCCTGATATAGAGCTATTCAAAACTCCTGCTGGCGGCATTGTTACATTCGTTAGCTTACATGTATCAAATACTACTTGAATGCTACCAATAGCCACACCTGAAAGCAGTGCTTCTACAAAGACAGCTCCACCAACATCCTGACCCCCTAAAGCGATGCTTGCGCCTCCACCTTGGAAACCATATCCTACATACGCTTGGGCTAGTGTAAAGGATGAGAATCTTAAACTAGTTAGCGTCTTTAGTCCTAGACTCTCTAGTATTGTAGTAGCTGCTGCAATTGTAGAAACATTATTCTCACTTGTACCATCCACATAGTCAATGGTATTAGTGTTAGAGCCATTTGTGTCAAGCCATACAGACCCATCTTCATAGCCTGCAATACTTTTACGGTTAAGAGCTGCAACTTGAATCACGTTTACTGCTGCGCCTGAAACATCCGTTACATTTTCCCAGATACCTCGTATATGCACATCTCCGCCAGTACCACCTACTGAGATAGTACCTCCTGTGCCTTCAAGACTTACATCATCTCCAGCTTCTACATTCAAAAGGACAAGCCCGCCTGACCAATCTCTAATGTTTAGGCTACACGCACCAACACCCGCCCCTAAGTCTATAGTGGGTGAGCTTTCCCCTGCGACTAGTGAATTACAATCCAACAAGTCAAACTCACCTGCTGACCCTAGTGTCATCATAGCAGTAAACCCTGTTCCTCCATTAATTCTACAAGGGGGTAAAGTCACAGTACCCAGTTCACAATGTTGAAACTGTGGTTTACCCGTTGCTGTAGCAATGCCCGACACTTTAGGCCCAAAGAACCAAGAGTCCGATATGTCTTGTCCCCCTAATGCTAATGCCCAATTAAATCCTGTCCATACTTCATTATCGTGGGATTCACTAAAGGTTATACTAGACCCATTAGAAACTTGGAATCTATGTAGACCCATGTTAGTGGCTATGATAATAGCGTCTGCTAGTGTTAGTACTGGGTTATCTGCTGTACCATTTACAAAACTTTCAGTTCCGGCTACACCATTAACAGTATCTATCCAGACAGCCCCACCAGAGTATCCTACTGATTGGCTAACCACTGAGTAATCACACAATATTCTATCAGTAGCTAACAAACTGCCATTCGCGCTTTGGATTCTAAAACGTACCTCTCCTAAATCTCCACCTGTACCTACATGTCCTGTAGTAAGTGAGAATATGTGGTTCTGTACACTTATAGTGTTGGAGCCTATCAATGCCCCTACTTGTTCCCATGTTGTTGAGGTAAAGTTCCAAGCGAAGAAGTTCCAATCACTTGCGTTACCCTGCAAGTACCCTATCCATTCAACTGCAACAGGAACTCCGTTACCGCCAACGCTGAATATGTAATATACATCTGTGGCACCGGCGTCTTCAATGATGTGGTATATGCCATCTTGTTGGGTGGTGGAATCCTCCGTATTAACTTCTGAAGTACCTGTGGTGATAACAAAACCGTTAGGTGAAGGTATGGCTGTAGTAGATACCGCTGCACTACCTGCTGAGAAGTTATTAGCCTGCGCTTGTGTAGCAGGGAAAGTATCTCCCGTTAGTCCTGTAGTATCAAACTGCAATTCAATGTTGGCTCTTGCCACTTCCCCAATGTTGAAAGACTTAGAATCATCTAGTATTGTCACAGCCCCGCCAGAGTTGTCTATGACATTTACATGACCAGATACAACTAGTGTGCCACCTGTGCAACTCGCTGCGAGTATTAGACTTTCACAAAAACCTGAGATATTTAAAACATCCGTACCATTGGCTCCTAAATTCTCTACAACTAAGTTTCCTCCAAGCCACCCCCTTAGATAGGTGTCAGTTGAGCCTGTTGTTAGTCCAAACTGTAATGTTAGTGCTGTACTACTAAAAGAGGAACCACAACTAGCAAAAGTGTATGTTCCCGCTACGAAGGTGAAGGTGCCATTAATAGTTAAGAGTGTTGCAAGCAACCCCGGTAGTGTAACGTTATCCATACGTCCTTGCAGAAATACAAGGGTAGCTGTGGATGTTCCTACACCTGTTAGTATTGCATTAATGAATGAACAGCTCTCTATAGACTGTCCATTAAGATCTACAATATAGCCTATGCCATCAAACTCAAAACTGTCATATGCTTGGGCAAGTTGTATTGTAGTATTTCTTGAAACCCTGAACCTCTTAACCCCAACAGAAGTAGAAAGCGTTGTAGCTGCTGCAATGGTAGAAACTGGGTTATCTGCAACACCATCCACGAATACCTCAGTATTCGTATTAGCTACACCGGAGTCTAACCAGATTGCCCCACCTGCATAACCTATTGATTGAGCGACTACCGCATAGCCCATTAAAATTCTATCTATTCGTAATGTGGCTGAAGAAAGCGTAGCACTTTCAAATCTGATCCTTACCTTCCCTTTATCCGCGCCTGCACCCGTATTTCTTGCCGTAAGAATGTATGGGAACTCATCATTTGTAGAACCATTCTTACCACTAAACTCTCCTACTACATCCCAACTCGCACCTATCCAGTCATACGCATACACAGTAAGGTCATCATTACCTCCTGTTAAATATCCATTTACAATGGCATCAGTAGCAACACCAGCCCCTGTCACATTAAACTCATAGTATAAGTCTAATGTTCCTGCACTATCTGTATGCTCATGCCTAACGCCGTCAATCGTTTCAGTGTCTGTGAAGAGGTTGCTTGATTGGGCACCTGTTGTTAGGAGGTAACCACTGGCAACTGTCGCTATGGACGCACTACCGACCGATAAAGAACCTAGCTGATCCTGTGAGGCGGGAAATGACTCCCCTATTAGCCCTGTTCCGTCATACTGTAGTTCTAAATTATCTGCTGCTGTCGAGTCCCCTGATATGGCTACAACATCTACTAGTATATTAGTAGGCTCTGTTGGGATGGTAAAAGAAGCTGTGACACTTGACGCATGGGTAAATAGTAGGCCTACCAAATCCCCATTCATCTCTGCGGCTGTTAGGTCAACTGTCCACTGTCCATTCCCCTCATGCACCGGCGTAACATCAGCAATGGCTGTCTGTGCGCCCCCATCTAGAGTGTAGTAGCCTACCGGGGTTCCTGTTGTTACATCTACCCCCAAAGGGGTTATCATGTTAAAGGGAAAACCTGTGACTGCGGTGTTTTTCTTAAAAGTCATTTAGTGTATTCCTATTAGTCTATTAGTGTTTTTTGCCCAAGCTGCGCTATAGATCTGTACTGGCGGCGGCGTTTGCCAATCAATATCATCATTCAGTGTTAAAGCGGTGTTGGCATCTGCTATTTCACCTGTTGTAAAGTTCCTTTCAGTCTCTATAAAGAGGTAACGAATGTTAGCCTTCACTCCTCTGTTTGCTGAACCCCTGTTACCTACAACAAAACTGCCTGAGGTCGATGTCATCTCAGCAAGAGCAGAATTTAGAGAAATACCATTGGCCTGCTGAGTTTCTTTTACATTTCCATAATAGACTTCAACCCTGTCCGCTTGAACAGCTTGGCTGGTGTCAACGTTAATCGTTATTAGCTGCTTGGCTGGTGAAGGTAATAACACCTCATACTCTTGTCCTGACGCAGCGTTATTCCATCTTAACTGCATTCCAGAAGTAGTGAAAACTACACCTAATATACCATTGCCGCTATCTTCACCAAAATGGAATATACGAGAACCAAAGTTATGATAATCAATTACTTCCGCATACAGCATTATGCAGAGCTTTGTAACACCATTAAGCTTTGTCGCTATAGTGCCGTTGTCTTTAGCATTAGCACGCTGAGCATATGCAGCACCCGAGGTAGCTGGGTCTGCTGTAAAATTAATGCCTGTACCTGTAGCGTCACTTATAAATTCTGCTTTATCTGTTTGGTAATTAATTAGTAGGTCGTTAGCTGAGTCGTTACTATCTTCTAAGTGTGTAGTACTTGTACCTGTACCTATACAAAAGTGTTCTACTACTATATTATTAACAGATGATACAACGTTTGCTGTCATTGCTATAGTGGCTGTTTCTGCCTGTATCGCAAGAGTCGCTGTTTTAGTAGTAGAGGATGTTGTTTCAGTCCAAGCACCAGATGACGCCCAGTCTCCATTTCCTGTTTGGTTTGCATACTCCGCAGTTATCCATGCTGCACCCAGTAGAGACTTTCTGATTCGAGCTTCACAGACATTACCATTTACGAAACGCTCACTTGACGCATCGAAATAAGTACCAATTCTGAAATCGCCATCAGTCGTAAGTGTTTGACCATTATCAGTGCCTTTACTAACGCCGTCTTGGAAAAACTCAATTGTGCCAGTACCGACATCCGCTTGCATTTTGCTAGTGGTGTTCGCCGCTGCTTGGGTACCCCCTACAGTTTCATCTCCCGCTCCATTAACCCTGACCTGACCATTCAATTTCATTTGGCAATAGTCAGTACTTGGGTCGTATCTATTACCAAACAGCCCTTTAGCATTGTTTAGTAGTGTAGCATTATAAAATATTGAGAAGTTGAAATCCCCGCCAGTGACTAAAGCCGCTGTACTGGCAAGAGATATTGCATGGGTATTACCAAGACCAGACCACACGTCACCAAAAGGGTGGTTAGTTGATACTGCCGAAGGCGGGGAGGTACCAATAGTCAGTTGTCCATGGTGACCGTTACCCGTTGAATCGACATACTCACCCGCAGTGCCGTCTCCTGTCTCCCTAAGGTGGAGAACAGCCTCGTAGTCTACCCATACTGCATTTCGACCGAACGCCGCAGCTACAGCAGGTTGTGTGGTCTCAGACTCGTGCGTTTCAAAGTAGATCGTTGTTCCTGTTGCTGCTGTAGGGATTCTTACCCACACAACCGCATTAGCGGAGCCACTGGACACTAAGGTCACAATGTCTAATGGAAGTTGAGTCCCTTTCCCACTATCGGTATATGCTCGAAGATCTCCGCCACCGTTAAGGATGGCATTGGCTGTCCCGTCTAAGGACACTGCTGGAAAATCCGCAGTCTTGATAACAAGGGGCATTCCCGTATGCGAACCTGTTATAGTCGGTAAAGTGTATAAAAAATTGTAAGACACTTATTTTTCCCCTTGTATTAGGAATGTACTATAGTGAAGCTGCATAGGTGAACGAGTCCACCCCTACCTCATCCCCTGCCGTGATTATGGCAGAAGAAATAACAATATCCGCTACTGGAAAAGCGACTACTTCCGCACTACCACTCGTTTGAACTGAAACCTTTGCAATTGTCCCACCTGTTGCATTTGTGTCAGATGTAATTGCTGCTGCTGTTATTACCCCGGCAATCGCAGAAGGAAAGGCAGCGGCATTAAGAGGACATGTCGCAACTTCTGCATCACCCGACGTTTGAAACTCAATCTTTCCGCTATCCAACTGGTCACCAATAGCGTCGGCTAAAAGGTTCCTTGTTGCTGTTGGGTGTGTTGCTGACATCGCTTTAGCCCTCTGCTCTCTTCTTGATGTAGGCTAAGTCAATTTTACACTGACTGTCACCATTCTTTACACCAAGTTCTAAATACTCGATTAGTTTTGGATTCTTAACATAAACATCACGGTAGTCTTGGTCGGTACCAGCGTGAACCTTTATATCAGGAACTGTATTCTTTTCTACTCTTGGAAAGCGAATCATTACTGCGGTTGCTTTCACTAAATTAATTTCGCTCATGTTAATACCTTAATGGGGTGGCTGCATTAGTACATTACTAATGCAGCCTATCACTTAGTCCATGCACTCATAGGTAAGTGAGGTAACCGCAACTTGGTCAGTTGGTGCGATAGTCAAAGACGAAATGATTATCTCTGTTGCTGACGTTCCTACAGTAATGCCCAGTACGATCTCAGTTCCGCCAGAATTACGGAATACTGCATGATCTACTACGCCACCTACTGCGGAGGCATCCGAAGTAATAGCATTAGCTGTTGCTACGCCCGCTACACTTGCACCAAATGCTGTTGCAGCAAAATCGCACGTTGCTACTTCGGCATCACCGGATGTTTGAAACTGTAGATCACCATTATCAAGCTGGTCAACTACTGCGTCAGTTACTAAATTTCGTGTCGCTAAGATGTGGGTTGGCATGGTCGTGTTTCCTCTTGTTTCTGATAGATGTACTCTCTATCACTTTCGGATAACATGAAATTGCCTTTGTCGTCCTTAGCGGTAAAGAATACTGAAGGTATAGCATTCCAGTTATCAAATTTTACGTTTCCGCCACTTGCTACGGATGATCTAACAACTGAAACTTTTGCTCTGTATGTCATAATAATTTTCCTTTAATTTTAAACGGTATCGTAATTGGTGCTTGCGAAGAAACTTTCTTGATCAACACCAGAGGCGAACCCCGGCGTTACTTCAAAGGAGGAACTTGCCAACACATTAAAGTACTGCAATATTTCTTGAGGAAACACTGCGCCTTTATCCGTACCAGGAGTAGTCTCGTAATATTTTACTTTGACTGTTCCCGCTTGGACTTCTTTTATCTGCCCTTTGGCAGAACTTTCAAAACCTGTATTTATTCCTAAGTATAGTGCTAGTTCGAATTGACCGAATTTTGCAATCTCCGGTATCTCTGCACTATCTAATGCATCGCCCTCCCCATCGACAAGGCCGGTACGGGGAAAAGGCGCTAGTTGTGCTGAATCAGTCTTCTCCCCATCCCATGACATGTTTTTCATGGCCATGAATGCAGTAACCATCGCTCTTTTCTTCTTTGTAGTACTAAAAGAGCACCATTGGTCGAAAAACAGCGAAGTTTGGAAATAATCCTCACTTTCTTGGAATGTACCAAGAGTATTGGTACCTACTACTAAATCAATTGACTTGGCCATTAGTCTTTTTCACTCTCGGTTTTTCCACTTACTTGGCTGGGTGTAGTCTTTTCACCCCCTGGAAGTTCTGTACTTTTACCCGTTATCTTCAGGTATTCTTCAATATCCCACTTTTCCTGAGGGGAAATACCAAGTAATTGACGTAATTCGTTAATAGCAGGGTCATTAGGGTGTAAAACAGCACCGGACTTAGCCAAATCATTAAGAGCCTTGGTAATTGTCTCAACTTCGCTTAATTGAATCTCTTCCGGCCATACTTTGGGCCTTAGTGCCTCAGGAACACCGTTCATGTCCCAAACTGGCTTCCAAAGCTGTCGATCATACCCTGCGGCTTGCTCTTTTAGGCTGGATGATACTATAAGAAGGAAATTCTTACTGTTATCCTTAGATAGTGCTTGTGTACCTACTTTACCGGAACCTAATAGCAATTGCTGTACACCAATGCCCCGAGCTAGGTCGTGGGTCATTCTATCAATAGCATTGGCAATTTCACCTTGTGAGCTGCTTTGTGCTGTTAATAGGTTTAAATCCCACTGCTGTGCTTGAGAAGGTGTTACTGCACTACTTTTATCGGTATATATCGCAGAATCCATTACCATACCCAATTTAGGGTTACGGATGTGGTTCGTGATAAAATTCTTTAATGGGGATAGGATTTGATCCTTCTGTTCAGGAGAGATGATCTTACGCTTCTGCATGTCATCTAGTACACTAAGTGGAGCCCGCCCCACTGGGATACCTCGAAGGTCGGTCTCAAAACCAAACCCCTCTAACTCCAAATAACGCGCTAATGTTTCCGCAGGCTTTACCAAGTGTCGGAATATCCCGAGACCTTCTGGCGAATCGGTTAGTGTATCATCCAATAAGTATACTAATTTCCATATTGGGATTTTGTACTCTTCACTGGTAATAGGGTCACGTTGGGTTATTGCATCAATGTAACCGTCTTTATCTTGGTGCCATCGTTCTATAGTACTTTGTGGACGTGGCGCTAGGTCGAATAGTCCTATAGCACCATCCTCTCGTATTTTAGGTATCCACTGTTGCAGACTGAAGCCATGGAACCGATACATTGCACCCTTACGGACAGCATTTGCCCATGTGCGCTTCATATCTCCCATGATCGATACGGCTAGATCAGCGTACTTCTTTGCCTCCTCAGAGTCATTGGCTGGGGTAACCTGCCATTTCGCATTAGAGAGCATGTTGAGGAAATACCGGACTCCTGCACCCACAATGGAAGTGTTGATCAGTATGTTCTGGTATGTCACATACTTGGCAGCACCTGTAAGTGAGGGGTTAGCCTCGTCAGAAGCAACCCAACCTTGGTAGATAGGCGCTCCTATCGTTCCGCTAATGTCCATTGGTTCTATGCCTTGCTTCTCCAACTCAGCATTCACCTTCTCCATAGCACTGAAGTACGCTTCCTGGGAACCCTCCTTCATTACAGTGTTAACTAACGCTGCGTCGGCTTCACCCACTGATAAGCGCTGTTCCTCTGTCTGCGTAGTCGTTGTTGTCGTTTTCGTCATCTTCTGCGCCTTCCAACACTTCCCCACCAGAAGGCAGGATCATTTGATTAGTTAACATGTCCGTAATAGCGTCTACTGTAGGATCAATTTGGTCATCATGCTTGTGGGACATAAGCGGCGAGAACTTACGAAACTCGGCCTTATACTCAAATATCCACTCTGCATTAAGAGGTATCCAGACGTTCCCTATGTTGATCTGAGGGACGGCTCCGTATGCTCTTGTAACCTTATCCTTAAATCGTGTGATAGCGCCTATGGGTAACTGGGTACTGTTCTTGATGTTCTGAATCAATGATGTACCAGAGGACTTCTCCTCCACCAGCACATCAGTTACCGCTATACCTCTAACATTAGCAAACCCTACGATCTTATTCCAGAAATCAACTAATGTACTTTCTAACTCAGGTGCCTCTACTTTACCACGAAACTGGTCGAGTAGGAATATACCAAGAGTCGGGGAGTAACCCCAAGCCTGGAACACTGTGTAATCGTTCTCCTCACCCGTTTTCTCTGCGGTGTCACAATATACCCGTATGAAGGATAGATCACTTGGCAGTACGTTCCATAGCTTCCAGAACTGGTCTTTAAAAATGGCACCACCCTTTGGCGATGGTGATTGATGATACTGGGAGGCAGTTGTGTAAGGATCTGCTTTGTCCATCTGATCTAGATCAGCTTGAGTGTGTTTAAAGGGCCACAATGGCCCCTCATTCAAGTCATACGGAATAGGGATGCCATGGGTGTACTCTTTTGGGTACCAGTCTTCTATACGGCCTTTAGGGATAGGCGATGGTAAAAACAAATGGTGCCACATCTCCCCGGTTCCACCCTGTAGTAAAAAGCCGGTTGGGTCGTCCTCGTGGATACGCTGCATGATTAATATCATGGGCGTGTGACTCTTCCTGGCAAGGCGTGAATGGAAGGTGTTCATAAAACGTTGGTTGATTTTATTACGAACCGTTTCCGAAAAAGCATCGTCCGGTTTTATCGCATCATCAATTATGAAGGCACCCTGAAACCCATCCTTAAACTTTCCGGCACGAAACCCAGTGATAGGCCCACCGGATGCTGTTGCATAAACTCCACCACCATGCTCTGTGTACCATTTCTTTTTGGCGTTCGAGTCCATCCTAATGCGGGCCTCAAACATCATTTGGAATTCTGGTGTTTCAACAATGTCCTTAGTCTTCTGAGAATTTTCTAGTGCAAGTTCATCCGAGTAAGTGGTGTGAATAAACTTAGCACCTGGATTAATCGCTAGGCCACGAGACATGAAAAAGATTACTGCAAGTTCTGTCTTAGTGTAGCCAGGAGGTACGTTTATTATTAGTCGTGTAATCTCACCCTTGATCACCCTGTCTAGCGTTTCAGCCATTAGGATGTGATGGGGAGATACTTGAAACTCCATCGCGTCTCTTACATTAAAAAAATACCTAGCATAGGCTAGGTTGTCAGTAAGTAGATGGTGCCGGAGCATTCGGATTTCGTTGGGCGTCCATATGACATCCCCGTCGTCCGTAATGTCAGACTGTTGATCTGGTGTCCATATAGCGCCCATGGTGTTATTTCCTTCTTGGCTCTGTTATTAATACACCCGGCTTCTGCTCGGTACCTTTTTCTTTTTCTTCTTTTGCTTTTTCCTCTTTACCACTCGACATTATAAATCATCCTCGTGTATTCGTGTTTGCATTACTACTATAGGAGCATCCTTATCTAGACGTTTTATCATAGTGTCCATGAATCGTTTATTCATGTTCACCCTGTCATCATGTATATCATCTACAATAAGAATCGTAGGCTTTGCATTGCCCATGCCTCTTATGTTCTGACGCCTCCATTCCTTTTCAGTATTCGCAGGTGCCGGGGCTTGATGATATTGGCTTGACCAAGTACCCTCCATTTGTTTGCGGCGTTCCTCGGGGTCTATCTTCCCTATGATCTCCAGAAATTCATCCTTAGTATTATTACCCCAGTCCCATACTACAGTTTTCTCTGACCCCTCCTTAGCAGGATCAACTCCTACCATTGTAGGTACTTGGTCAAACACGTCAGTGATCCTTTTGGCAAATTCTTTTTGGCGATCTTTAGTTAACGGGGTACTTTGTGTAATAGTAGGCATATCTATTCCTGTAAGCTCGGCTTGTCATCTAGTATAGGATAAAGAATGAAACATGGTGTCATAGGACAAAGGCGGGGAAAGTATAAATCGAAATGCGCTATGTTCACATCGTACATTATAAGCGCACCTTGAAACCCTTGCCCTGCTCTGCGACCTGCTTGGTGACCCGAGACAGGACGCCCCGCCAACATAACTCGAATCGCTCCTTTATGTTTTGTAATAACAGTATTCACTTTCGTGGCATGAGGGTTGATCATCTCTTTCAACTCATGCCTTAGTGAGTCTACTAGCGTAGTCTTTTGTTTCTCCGTTGCTACTACCACTAGGAACCAACATGAAGGGTTCTTAAACATCTCGCTAGTAATGTAATCGCTGATCTCTTCTAAATTTCGCATTAGTATCTCGAATCAAATTTCTTTTGAAACAGTCGCACTTCTTTACTTGTCAGCGGCTGCACTTTTTGTACTGTTAATTCCCCACTCACCTGCACATTGCGTTTCTTCGAGTGAACATATTCCGCGATCTGTTTCGCTGCGGCTTGTGACTCTTGTAATGTTACCGGGGCTTCCTCATACTCATTTTCGATCATATACACCAAATCCTCCCAATAATGAGAGTGAGATGGGGGTGCGTCGTCCTGGTAATGGTCTTGTATCAATTTCAGGTGCGTATAAATGTTCGAATTCCGGCGCGGGTCGCGTCCTGACATGATCGTTGCAAGAAACTCTAATGGCATGGGGGTGCCGGTCTCCTCACACATATCAAACACTTTCTTCTCTACATCGTCCATCGCTTCTCTATCCACACTCTGTATGGAACTATCAAGCGCGGCGTCAGCGGACGCGGGGGCTGTAGCCTTTCTGCGTCTTCGCTTTTTGGGCTTCTCCGGTTCTTCTTTAATTGTCTTCTTACGTCGTCTGATTGCCATCTTTTAGCCAATTTAGCGAATGTATTTACCAAAAGTGTAACACAGCCTTGAAAAAGTGCAAAATTGGGTTATATACCACTTTCTTGGTGGCGAAGCGGATGGGGTGTTTTAGGTGTTAGTATAGTAGTATTTAGAAGGGGGGTGCTGGTGCCCTGGGGGTGGGATTGTTTGATTGAATTTGCGTATATAAGTACTACAGTATTAATGATTGGTGTTATTTTTTAAAAATTATTTTTGTATATACGAATTCGTGTATGTAAGTACTATAGGGGGGTTCCCGTGACTAAACGTGACTGGGTAGTCATATCTAGTCTTGTACGAAATATAGTTTTTGTGAAGTGAAACCCCCCAGATCCCCCCTACCCCCTTCCGTAAAATCGCGTTTGGCCCTTGAGTGACCGTACACCCCTATCAATCCATCATCTGTATGTATCTATCATTCTCTCAACCTCCTCAATGTGTGATTACATTATGGCTTAGTACTACACTATTGTCAATCATTCATTTAGTATCAATCCTCTTTATGTATGTGTATGTCTATCCCCCGTCTCAGTACACACATAGTACTACAGTAGCATTCAGCACGTCAATGATTCATTTCATTTATTACTATACATACTCTGTACATACCTATACTGTACAGACTCTTTACACAAGGGGGTGGATACAATGAAGCGACTGCATATCAAGTTATTGGTACACATGGGTACAATACACGACGCGGATACAATAGAGCGCGTGTACAAGGGAAGCCGGGTAGATAAGCACATAGTCAGTGTAGATCTATCACTGGACGACGTGGCACACTTTGAGCAGACTATACATGACACCGGTATATTAAAGATTACAGGGGGGATTGAATACGAGTAGTGTACAGGGTCTGTATATAATCACTGTACAGGGGGTGTATATAAGGGGGTGCTACATAGAGACCCCTTTTCCTCTAAAGTTAGGTAGTACAGGGGTATATAGAGCGTGAGGTAACGCTTTGTACTACAGGGGGCCAATTTCTACAGCTAATTGTATCCATACCATGTGCATAAAGCATACAGAGTATTGATGTAACCACCTTTTTATAGCGTATTTCGCGTTTTTTGTCACGTTGCATCGTTTTTTCCATTTTCCATTTCCCCCTACACGTATAAAAAATAAAAAGCTTGTATATATTTTCTTTTTGGCGACCTAAATAAAAGTACTACACTATTACATTTACACAACTTTACTATATCTCAAAAACACAAAAAACAGGACAATAGAACATAAACTAAGATATAACCTATAAAAATAGGGCTTTAGTTGAAATAAACAACATTTCAAACGTGACATAGTACTTTCACACTTATATGCGTAAAACGCTCAATACCCTGGTATACCAAGCTAATATGTGTATAATCAACATTACTAAGTTAGAACAACCCCCGAAACCTTTATTATATAAAGAGTATGTACACAATGATATTGGACAACCTCACACGCCAAACAATAGAATCACACATAAAAGCGAAACTAAGACATTATGTAGGGGTGCAAAAGAACGATAACGCGAAACGTGGGTTTATGGGTACCAGGGGCGTTAGTATGCAAACGAGTGCCAAGCATGGCATCCTATACAGTGTAATAGTGACGTGCAAAGGTGAAAGTTCAATGAGAGCATGTCAGAAAGGGCTAGGTGCATATAAGAAAGTGAACGAAGCAATATTTGCATGGAACTACGCGCAAACTTTGCTTTTCGGTACCAAGGCAGAAGTACAACCCTTTATAGCAGGCGAACCAAGGCCAAAACGAAGAAAGCGAAATTAATTGTATAAAGAGCTTGTACACAATTCATATTACTGTATTATTAAACACATACCAACAAGCAACCAACGCAACACGCGGAGCAAATCAAAATGACAAACACACAAGCAAACATTGTTACAAACGCACAACAAGAACTACGAGACAGCGATGCAACACGAGGACTAGACGTCAATCAGTTAGGCGCATTAGATAAGTGCGTTAAAGCGCTCATCATGCAAGAGCGTTGCACACTAACTTTCGGAGCGTACAAGAACGATTACAAGGTTAGCGAGATAAATATAGAAGAGCAACGCATAGTACTTAGAGATAGACGCGGAGGTACGCGACTAACCGATTTTTCAGAATTAGACGGTTAACAATTACATACAAGGGGTGTATACAACACCCCCTTAGCTTCGCCACCCAATAGGATACAGACCATGTACAGATTATTTTTAGTTATACCGTTAATTTTTGTTGTGGTTTACATCTTACCATTGGTTGACGTGGCTACTACACTCACAAACGCGCTCAACGGGGTTTAAGTGTTTGATACGGGTTGGACGTTGGTTTTAATATTCGGGGGCGTACTGTTCGTTGACGCCATTGCAAACGCAATACTATATTAAGGGTTATATCATGGCTAAGTATACAAAATTAAAGATTGTAGCAAACGAAGGATTAGATAACGAAGTAACACTTATACAACGAACGCAGAACACTTTTTGTGTGTTCTATGGGGACGTTGAGTTTCCACATAGTCACGTTGTAGAACGGGGCGATTATGCGCGGGCTATGCGAGAGTTTAGCGAGTGTGTTGCACATAGCGCCAATTGTATGGGTAACAACATTAAATTGAATTAGCGCTTGCGTGTATCTTAGTACTGTATTATATTTAACGCACTGAAACAAAACACACCAACGCATAGCGCGGAGCAAATTATTATGCCTAGACCTATCCTTGTTAAAGTTGTATCAATCGAAATCGCAAACACTCCTGTAGAACATGCATCATATCTTTATGAGTACAGCCGCAACGCTACCAAGGTAGCAGGCACAAAAGAAGTAAAAATGAGCTATGCAATGTTTGTCCGTTATGTTGAAAACTTCTACATGGGTAATGACAACGCTAAACACTTATCTTATTACCGCGAAGTGTTATCAAGTATTAACGAACATTACTCTGATATTGAAGGCGCTATACTTATTTTTCAATTCCGTTAAAATAAGCTTTACAGGGGGTTATTAGTCCTATACTATTAACCCACTGAAACGAACAACGCAAAGCGCGGAGCAAACCAAATGATTAAACGTGACACTCGCAAAGATACATTGTTAATCAAAGTTGTTGATACATTCCGCGACGGTGAGTTGTTAAGTTCTACAGTTACATTTTTTGGCCTATTCACATTCAACAATAAGCGAGCTTAAGCCATGCATACTGAATACACAACCAACCTAGTACTACAGCAGCAAGCACCTATAAAGGCCGCGTTCGTTAACCCTAACAAAGTACACAAGACCAACACACAAAAGCGCCTAGACGCCATTCTAGCCAGCGACACCACTAACCCTAACACATGGATGATAAAATAACATGGCCACTACTACACAAGAAAAGTTTGCACGCTCTCAACGTAAACGCGATAGCTTTTTTGATGCATACCTTAACGGAAACAAGATGACAGCCCATGCCATTGTTAGTGCAATGACCAAATACGAAATTTATCAATTGTGTATGGATACATCAAACCGATTCGAAACCAACATAGAGACCGGCACAAGTTTTGAGCATGCACGTTGTCACACATTCATACAAAACGTTTTAACGGGTGATTCATGAGATACGTTAGCAGTGCAAGCCTATCAATCCACCATACCACCACCCGACAAGTCAAAGGCGTTCGTGTGTGCGTCAAATATACCCTACAAGAGACGTTTAACAAGATCGCTCACCATATGCTTATGCAAGGCAAGCGAAGCATGGACTATACAGGAACCGTCTGTAAGTATCGTGGGGATATGGGGCTAAAATGTGCAATTGGTACACTAGACCCTTTCAGCCTGCTAGTGGAAACCGATAGCGTTTGTGACGAATATAATTTAGAGATCCTTGCACGCCTTGGTTACCCTGTTAACGCTAAAGCACAAGAAGTATATGAACGACTACAGTATGTGCATGATGAAGTAATGCCGCAAGATTGGAAAGCAACGCTTAAGGCACTAGCATTTATTTGGCACCTGGAATTTATAAACCGATGAAACGTAGCTACGTAGAAAAGATAACCATAGTACTATCTGGTCAATACTCAAATAGTATAAAAATTGATGCCTTGCATGAGTTAATTACATTCGTGGCCAATGAAAAAGAATCACACGCCCAGATTAAACGAGGCATAACCGCTTTAATTAAACAAATCATTATAGCATTAACCCCACCCCCCATATTTGAAGGACGTGAAAACGTGAGTAATACAGTAGATACGCTAAACGAAATACTTAAGCAACGTACACTATCAGCCAATGAGAAAATTGACCAATTAAGCAAAGTAGCGACCCACATTGAAACCAACGCCAATATAGACAATGACTATTCGCGAAACACTCATAGAATCGCAAAAACTGATTTAATAACCCACATTAAAATGCTGTTAAAAGGTAATGTACCTACAGCAACACCTCAAGGACACAAAAACGTGAGTACTACAGTAACCGCACTAAACGAGATATTAACAAGCGTAGCCAACACAAAAGAAAAGTTAGTTGCGTTGACTCAACTAAAAGCAAAGGTAGACAGTAATAAAAAAGCAGCTACAGAAATAAGAGAGGACAGCTCTATATTAGTACAGCAAGTATTTCAACTGCTAACAACGTTTCATGCTTTTAACATGGCTAACATCCCAACACCAAAGACACCAACAACGCGAACTACTGTAGCGCCCTTGGACTTAAGCAAAGCAGCATTCGAAGCACATTTCACAGAGCAAAAATTGATTGTAGGGGATGTTATAGAGTTAACCAGTGTTTGCAGTGCAATTACTGACATACCTAAACACTTCTTACTAAATGGGCCTAAAGGTGATTGGTCTATGGGTCGTGGTACTGTTAAGTTTACGGGGGAGTTAATCCACCTTATAGGGGATTATGTTGTTATTGATATATCAGATAGCCTATTGGCAGGCTATCGCGTTACATGTATGAAAGTAAATGACAAAACGCGAAAGGTAGAATTCTTTCAAAGTAAAGACAGCGAGCCTTATATAAAGGACGTGTATTTAAAAGGAAGTATGAAAGTTGAAAAGAAAACCGAAATAGTATTGACGCCCCTAACCTAGTACTATACTATTAACGGACTGAAACAAATAACCAACGCATAGCGGAGCAAACCACATGGCTAGTATCATTAAGCAAATAAATCTTATCAAATTCTCAACTATGGAGGCAGGCGAAAAAATCGTTAGCCTTCACAATGTTTTAAACACAATTAATATCGAGAAAATGGGTACTGATAACGCGGCTAAATTTGAAAGTTTATGTGGTATCGCTTCACTCGCTAAAAAATGTATTCGGGAGCTGTCACAATGAGCCAACGTAGAGAGATTTTGGTTCCTATGAAAAAGCCCACTAAAAAGTTTAAGGCTAACTATAAGCAACAATTGGACGATGGTATATTTGAGAAAATCGGTGACTTGCATTATAAAAAAGTATTTGGAAAGGTAGCCATTTTTAATATTGATGCGCCGAAAGTTGTTAAGTTCTTTTTACAAGAAAATGATAATGAAGAGGTGTTTCTGCTACACTTCGCAAGTGGTGCAAAGATTTGCAGCCTAACACCAACAAAGCTTAAGTATTGCCGTTCGTATGTGTCCATGAAAGACCGCACAGCCGCGAAGCTTGCAATATTCGATATAATCAACAGGGTAGGACTTGAAAAGGTGCTACAACAATTTGACAGCTTACCAGTGGTGAACACATGACCGAAGAGGAGATAAAAACCGCACAGGATTGGTATGTAAACAAAGGTTATGACCTTATTACCATAGCGCAACATTTTGATGTATCAGTATGGTTTCTAAAATCCAAAATTAGAAAAGGTGTTTGAATATGAACGTCGAACTAATTGCACAAATGTTTTTTGTTCTAGCAATAGCGCCCGGTTTAGTTGGCGGGTTAATTCACATAGCAATTAAAGTTAAGGCAGGCCAATGCTTAAGAAGTTTCTAAGTATATTTAAAATAAAGCACGTTGAAAAGTGGGCGCAAGTATTAACAGATTTATTCTATTGCGTTTATGTCATTGCGTTTGTTCGAATAGGAATGAATGCTATTGACTACTTTAGTACCACTGGACACGAACACCCCTTCTTATTTATCATTGGCGTACTGTTCACACTAACAGTTACAGCGGTGGGTTCTAAGCTTTTAGAATTAGGTTCTGTTTTCACAATTAGAAAGATCATAAAAGTAGTATAGTATCTACTTGCAATAGGGGAATAGTAGTGTATTATTCCCCTATCACTCTGATAAAGGGAGGCGAGGAGGTGCCTGCTATTTGAGCAACTAAATTAATTCAATTCTTTTTATCAATTCGCTTGTGTTAGTCCTATAGTCTGTTAATATTACCACATCGAAACAAAACAACGTACCAACGCATAGCGGAGCAAAAAATACCATGGCTAAGAAATCATTTGTTAAAAAAGATGTTTACCAAGAAGTTACCAACAAGATCATTGCGAAACTCGAAGCTGGAACCGTTCCATGGGTTAAAGAGTGGGACAACCAAGGCAACAATCTTTCAAAACCCCTACCTTACAATTTCGACTCCGGCAACATGTACAGTGGAATGAATATTTTATCATTGTGGATGAGTGAGGAAGAGAACCAATTTACTTCCAATGCCTGGATGACATTCGCACAAGCCAAGAAGAAAGGCGGCAACATAATCAAAGGGCAAAAGGGAACGTCTCTATTCTTTTTTAAGTTTGTCGAGAAGGTTTGCGCGGACACTGGGACAGATAAGTCCTACGCAATGCCTAAGCCCTTCACAGTGTTTAACCTAGACCAGATTGAAGGTATCGAGTTGCCAACGTGTGAGGAGCAACCACAGCCCCATAATGGGCCAATTAATACTGGCGTGTTACTCTCTTACATGATCGATCAAGGCATTAAGCTAACAGACGGCAAAAACACTGCTTACTACTCCCCAACTGTTGACCGCATAGGAATGCCACCCCGCGAACAGTTCCACAGCGAGAGCGCCTATTTTGGGACTCTGGCGCATGAATGCATACACTCGACTGGACACAAGAAGCGTCTAGACCGATTCAGCAACATAACCGACATACTTGACACCGTACCAAGCCCTAAGAAAGAATATGCATTTGAGGAATTGATTGCAGAACTAGGCGCGGCTTTCCTTTGTGCTGAAACCGGAATACAAAAAGACAATGAACAGACAGCCGCATATATTGGCCACTGGTTAAAGTGTCTTAAGTCCGATAAGAAGTTTATTGCACAAGCCGCAAGCCGTGCATCAAAGGCGACTAAGTATATAAACGAAGCCGCAGAAATTAAACTAGAAAAGGCCGCATAATGGCAAACCAGAACCAAGCAGCAAAGGAAAGATACAAGGCGCAGTTTGTCGCCTTGTACGGGGGAGGGTTTGAAATTATGACCCGCCAGCAAAAACACCACGAATGGGAGAGCGCAATGAACATGCGACGGTCGTTAGGTGTAAAAACGTGGGTTAGCCCCTACAAGCCAATTAGAGCTAAACCGAATCATAACAAGTTTGGGCCTAGCACTCTTCCACTCTCTCGCCTCCCATTATCAAGGTGATAGGGTTAATATACTGTAGTACTTTTAATAGGTCAAGTACAAAATGGATATGATTGTATTGTTTGTTTCAGGGAATGAAGGTATTGGTAGCGACTATGCAATCATTCCGTCAAATAAATTTGAGTTACAAGACGCAGCTAAAAAACTACGCGCTGATATGAGCGTTCGAAAATTCGAGCAGGTAAATTATTTTAATCTGCCTGGGCGTGTATCTGAAATTAAATATAGTAAATGGTTAACGTTATGAGTGGCCCTTTAAAGTTTATTAGTATTAGGGTAATAGGAAAGCGAAGGGGCGTAGATCTTGTAGTGTTTCCAAATATAGGCAGCTCTATAAAATTGCATGGTGTCCTTAATAGCGGTGATAGCTTTCGCCCTGAAACAATAGCGGATTGTGACGCCTTAATTGAACAGATAACCCGGATAAAAGAGGAGCTAAAGAAATGCGAAAATTAAGAGCGGCAGGAATGCCACTACATGGGCGTAGTAGTGTAAGCCAAATGCTAGTATCTATTCGTGATGGCGAAGTTAGCGAGATAACCGCAAAGGCTTGGATTAAAAACAGTATTACTTATAGGGCAAAGTCCATGCCCGCACGTATGGCCAAACGTACTGCTATTATTGTAGGTTGTGCCACTACGTTAGACGATGGCTTTGTATTGGACTTGATTTGCCTCGTACTAGATCAGATGGAAAGCGCGGAAGTAAAAACCCTGAATCGTAAAAAAGTTAAGGAGGTGTTGAAATGAGCATAAAAAGCCGAAATGCAGTGATAACCAAGATACTATATGAGTGTCAATTTAACGTAGGCAAGGCAAAATTTGTAAATGTACAGCGTTGCAGGTCTCCCTTCCAATTCTTTGCAACTGCTAAGTATGGCAGAGAAGGGCAAAAATTAGATAAGCCTCGTGTTATGCTTTTCACTGTAGAGATAACCAATATAGTCGGAAGGTCTAACGATATTGTAAAAAGTGTATTGGTATTCGAACGACACGAAAAGGTAAACTTTGATAATGACGACAACACGAACAGCGCTAATACTTAACCTAGAAGCCATTATAAAACTATACGAGTTTCCGCCAGGGGGAAGTGGTTCTGTTACTATTAGTTTACACACCATGCAAGAGATAATCGAGGTTTTGAAATTCGATGAGCATAATCAGCAAAGAACTACGAAAGAAGAAACAAAAAAGCCTTGTACGTAGATGTAGAAGGCTAAAATCCAGAGTCTTGATACTTGAGGATGTTGTGAAAAATCAAAAAATTACAATCGCCAGGTTAGAAGAGGAAGCGCTACAAATAGAGTATGATAGTATTGATGACTTCAACGCTAGAACTGTGTTTTGAAAGCCAAAAAGCGCACCCCAATGGTAAAGCTTAAGGCTAAACTAAAACGCCGTGAACGTAGGATAAGCGACCTTAAATACAGAATATCCAGAGTAAAGGTAGTACTAGAAAAAGCTGAAAGGAGGGCGCAAGACTGGCAAAATGAACATGATATAAAAATGGGTTATTGGCGATGAGTAAAAAAGAGAAGATAAAACAACGCCGTTCACAAATGCTAGTACACTCTTATATCTATTATCAATTGAATCAGAGTGTGGTTACAGATGACACTTGGCAACGATGGGCCAATGAACTAGTCAAGTTGCAAAAGTCTAGACGTGGGCCGGTTAAGATCAATTGGTATGACGAAGCGTTTGCAGACTGGGACGGCTCAACGGGTTGTCACTTGCCTAAGGACTTTTGGGTTCATTCAATTGCAACAAGACTATTGACACAACTTGCACCACCTAAACTTAAACGACGGAGACGGAAAAAATGAATATTGAACCAATAATGATATTGTTAGCAAAGTCTTATATAGTAATTGCGGTTTTGCTTTTCGTAGGGTTCCATTGTAAGAACTTAAGAAAATCAAAAAGAAGTTACATTGCACAGCAGATTAAGCGCGGAAATACAAAGGCAGTAAACCAAGTACTCGCACGACCATCAACATTTTATGTCGCGTATACCTTTTTTGCATTAACTGTATCAATGATATGGCTATTTCGTGCAAACTTAGTAAATCAGTTATTGAAATTTTAATTAATAGTAGTATAGTAGTTACAACTTCAACGCAAACAGCGGAGCAAAAAATATTATGTCAGGTATCAGACAGTTAGTTAATATCACTTTCACAGCAAAGACCGGATTATCCCATACTGAGTACACAAGCGGAACCACTGCACAAATTCTGTATTACTGTGAAAATATAAATCAATCCTTTGCATCCACTTCTGAATATGAAGTTATTGGAACCGACCATGAGGACTACAACAAAATAACACAAGCCGAAGTTTGCATATTGGATAGTGAGCCCCCAAAGCATGACATTCCAGATGAACAGTCACGAGTACAGTTAACGCACCTTAGTGGGCGCACAAGTAGTATAGTAATACCAAACCTAGAAAGGTCTAAGTATCTAACGGTTTCGGGTTCTATGCCACACCATTCACAGTTTTTGCCTAAGTCTAATAAAGACTGTCAAACACTTATTGATTTTCTAGAACATGTTAAAAATACTTTGCCAGTAGGTGTCTAATGAGCGGTAGAAGAAAGAATCCACATGTTAGCGGTAGAAGTATGCTACATGCAAAATCTGGTTTAATGCTTCACGAGGTATGGAAGGTTAAGGCGGACGGTAGCTTAGGTAACCACCCACAGTTCTACGTTTTGTTCTGTAGTGATCAAGGCCACGACCACAGCGGCTTAAACGTCGGAGACCTGTACAGCAGAGGCACCGGCACAACGGCAACAGTTAATAATAATTTTGTAGAGGTGAAAGGAAATGTTCGGTAAGGATAAAAGCCATATACCCGCAGCAAGAGACAGCTATGGGAGAATGATACAGAATAATTTTAGGGGTCACCCCAAGGCAAAGATAGGTCATCCCGACGTTTACCGAATCATGCCGTCAAAAGATGGGGGCTTTCGTATGATGATGAATGAGCAAGTCCCAAGCCGAATGGGTGTACAAGCAGAAACAGAATGCAAAGTTATCTGGTTTACTGGGGATGAGTTCGCGCATTTAGTAGAACACGCTAAGCCCTATATGGAGGTACACGCGGCTAAACGCAAGAAAGCCGACGCCATACTAGCCAAAGCCATGGAACACGTCTCCCCTGAAGATCTGGAGCTTCTAAAAGAACTTGGACATAACATCTCATGAAACAAAATATAAAAAATTTCTTAGCCTTAAAAGTAGATGACTTAAATTTTCGTGATATGCTTGGCGTATTAAAATTAGATCAAGGTATTACGTTAAAAATAGTAAATGGCTGTGTGTGGCTAAATGGATGTACAGAGGATGTACAGTTAAGACCTAATGAGGTTATGGTTCTTTGGCACGTAACCAACCATATTAAGTGGTCGAAGGATGAGAGCGACCGAAAAGCACAGATACTAAAAAGCCTGATAGATGACATCGAAGCATGGGACGAAGAAGAGCAGGAACTTTTAGAACAACATTACAAAGAAAAGTATTGTAATACTAAGTTATAGTGTTATAGTAACCCCACTGAAACGAAACACACATTGTACCAACGCAACGCGGAGCAAATCAACATGAACACATTTGTAAAAGTACTACTAACAAACGAATCTCTAGAATTAGGAACCAAAGGGGCTTGGTTACAGAACAATCGCACCATTGAGATATTCCTACAGCGTCAAGGTTGCGCCCGTTCATTTTATTGCTATCACCCTGAATTTGCAATTGAGCTAATGACATGGCAAGGCACCGACCAATTTTGTTTGAAGATGGGAAAGGTCTTTAATACTTATTATTCATTTGCTGAAGCCGTGAAAGACATTCCCGAAATACTAAAGCGCCAGGGCATTAAACGTACTGTAGTAATTAACTCCCAAATTATGGATTATATGTATGGTATGGATATGTACCCGTATCAAAACGACGACCGTATAATCTCCCCTTTCTTTTACTGTGAATACAGCGACACAATCCGCACCGTTAAAGAGAACTATTGTTTACTTAGTTTCGGAAATGGAAAGTTTGATAAGCGTAACTATATTGTTGATTATGCAGAAGGAGCCGCACGCCATTTAGGCAACTTTGAAAAAGCGATCAGTACGGGCTTCCATGCTTGTGACATGAAGAAGGGGCAAAGCTACTGCAAGCGACGTTTGGCATGGTTAGCGGGTGAATACGCCATATCAGAATTTGAGGGCAACATACACTTAGCCTTTGTTAATAAAGACATGACCAGGATAAAAAGACCATGAATGACGAAATGAGAAATAAAATTAGAAGGGTCGCTGAATTAGAAATAATGGCGGACGTTGACCTGCGAGCAAAGGGCGTGCTAACTAAAGTAAGACGCCCCTTCTATCAGTCTCTATCGTCTAATTGGGAAGCAGCGAACGCTAGAAAGGAAGTAGCAAAAACAAAAAGTGACATTCTTCTTGTAATGCGCACCACAGTACAGGACTTAACAGAAGCGGACGTGAGCGAGTTAACCACCCAAGCGCTAAGAATGAATAGATACTTATTCACAGTCGCCGCCGTATTAGAACAAAACTTAAAAGTAGTAAAGATTCAGGTTAAACTATTTTACAAGTTCACCCCAAACCAATGGGAACATTATGTCAAAGCCGTTAATACACGATTTTCAAAAACTCTCACCGTCTAAAGCAAGCAACTGGCTATCATGCCCCGGAACATTAGAAATGAAACATTCAAAAAACAAGCCGCCAAAAAAGCCCGTATATTTTTTACTAGTTTTACCAAGGGGAGGAACCGGGCGGGAGATTTGCGCCTTTAGTTCTAATGCAAAACGCAACGCCTATGCAAATACACGAGGTGATAACGTACTAACAATAGTTGTCGCCCGTAAAGGCAACACTAACATTACACGAATGAGTAATGAAGATTTTAACGATTGGCTAGAACTAGCAGAACACTATATCGATGAAAAGTTAGGTTAACCAGGAGACTAGCGCCATGTTGAAAATGCATATTAGCCAATTTACCCAAGTAGAAGTGACTAGAAACAATGTAAACGAAAAGTCCAAACGCGAAGTGTATCTTACAACGGCGTTAGGCTTTGAAGGTACCAACATTGAAACGCTAACAGATAAAGTTATTGAGTACTTTAATGTACCTCGTGACATGTTAAGCGTAGACCACTACCCAAACTGCGGTAAGTATTGGGTCACCTTTAGAACCTATACTAAAGCAAACGCCAACCACGTTAACGAGTGGCCCACTTACTCTAAACGGTTTACTGAGCGCGGTATCATGTTGCACAGAAACTTATTTATAGTAGTAGCAAGCTAATGACTTGGTATAGGAAGAAAAGTCCTTACACCGTTTGGGTTCGTGTGTTTCAACCCAAGGCGGGGGGCGGGGAGTACATAGGGGGCATTTGGCGAGTACCACGAAAGATGGCTAGATCTGGAACTCTCTATGTTATCCACCATTACGAATTGCATCAAGTGTTTAAGGATGCGGACGGAATTTATATAAGGTTGATAAAACGTGAAACGAAGGAAGAACTTTGGAAGTATAAAGAACGCCCACGTAATTGAGCATTTGCTAAATGATTACAAGGGTAAAATTGATTTACTGACTTGGCTCATTGACCATGGCAGCCCGAGATACCAATTGATAACAGTTGGTATAGTACTAAAAACAATCCGCCGTAAAATTAGTAAAGAGGTATTAGGTTATGCAGACCCATTGGAACAAACGAGGAGTCACGTTGTTCGAAGTGCTAGTAGTCATCTTCACATTGTTAATAATAACGATAGTAGGCCATTGCGCAAACGAGGGAAGCCTAAGCAATGACGCTGTTGATAGCATGGTCTGTACTGGGCGTGGTACGTGCGCACCTATTAAGGCCATAGCTCTAGACAGCGAGCTTGTGATGGTTGCCGGTTGCCCTGATTTGCAGCTACTTAGCATCCAATTAGAGGTTAATGGCTTCTATGACACCAGCGTTGTGCTGGAAGGCTGTACAGAGATAGAAGACCCGAGCAAGGTGTTACTATTGCGTGATGATGGTTTGTTCTCACAGGTTAAATACAAGGGCAGGAAGCTATACATGCCTTCTGTTCACTTACCAACTGATTACCAGGGTACACCATGACCCCGGTAATGGTGCTAGTCTCTAAAATTCTGTTAATGATGATTGTAATTTTAATCATAGGCGGACTTATCTACGAATGGACAGTGCGAATTCTCGACAGCAGAAGAGCAAGAGCAATTAAAAAGTGGGAAGCAGAACGCCACGACCCCAGCCCAAAGGAGCAAAGAAAAAAATGAAAGACGTTAGCAGCATTACAGAGATACTAGCAGGACTGAGAGACATTCCAGATGCAACTCTTAATATGAGTCGCCGAAACTGTCACGTTAAAGGCTTATATAGCATAGTGCTACACAAAGATGAGGATACAGGACAACTAACCCGCATGTTCATGGCAGAGCCCCGCCATACCTTGCATATGAACCTAAACGTTATGAATAGCATGTCACTAGGCATTCACAGCCACCTTTATGACATTGACTTGATTAGGCTTGTTGGTAACCCTATTAACCTTATATACCAAGAGAGCGAAACGGGAATTGTCACTAGGGAATATTCTTTTGAATCCCTAGTGACAGGGGGTAGAGGTGCAAGGTATGAAAATAAGCAGAGCATTTTACGTTTGGTGGAATACGACCAATTCCGAATATCCTCCTTAAGCTCTGATATTTTACACACCATCTATGTTCCTGAAAGTCAAAGGGCGTGCTGGATTGTAAAGGAGGGGTTAAAGGTTAGTACTACAAACCGATTATTCAACAACATGGAAAACATGGAATGTATTGGGCATGAGACTTTCTTACCTCACCTCTATGTAAAAGATAACCCTTCTAATTTTATACGCAGCTTTGTTCGTGAGTTCTTCGATAGCACAAGGAATTTACACTAATGGGACGCCGACAAAACGACGGAAGTAATGACTGGATTGGTATATTGATTTCAGTTGCCATACTAGGGGTGCTTTGCATAGCAACTGCCCCCGCGTATATAGAGTGCAAAACCAAAGGGGGCCGCGTTATGCAAAGTCTATTTTCCGTTGAGTGTATAAAAGATGAAAAGATAATTGAATTGGAGTTTGGATGATGGCAACCTTATATGTTTTAGCAATTATTGCATGCTCTATTATAGCAACTGCTACTATAGTAACTTATAACATTCTGTATAACCCACCGAAGCCAAAGGTATTCTTCACTTATATAAGGGAAAACGGTGTTGCAAGGATGGGGGTAACCAATTGCCCAGAACATGCAGAGAGAAATAGAGGGAGAACAAAGCGGTATTATGACGACCTGATTGCAAACCACCCAATGCCGCCATGCAACCCACCACGAAAACAGGTATCAGCCCCTAAAGTAGTACAAGAGTTAGTTGTTAAACTATCCCTAGATGATAGCGAAATACTAAAGTGGTTAGAAAGTGAAGAAGGCGCTAAAAGAGTTATAAAGAGTATAATACAAAGCAAGCCCCGAACAGTTGTAGACCATAGTGCGATGATGGAAAAAGCCACTGCCACAACTAGTATGCACCAACCTACAGATGTTATGGAATGGCACAAAGAAGCGCTAAAAACCATGGAGAAAAAAGATGGATAGCATAGGACGTAAAAAAGAGTTTGAAGAATGGTTGGAAGGTAAGCCACAAGTAATACTTGATCTAGCAGAGAAGCTAGAGCCCTGGAATAGATACAGGGTAAAGAAGACAGGACAACACTGTCACTTAATTTCCTATTTTGAAGATGGTACTGTTACCATTAACATCTATGGACATGACGACGAAATCAGAGACGCAATGTATAAGACGATGCCTATACATGTATTTGGGATTAAGCCGGAAGATTTAGAAATAATAGAATAAAAGTATTGTAGTACTAAAGCAGGTGTGTATAATGTCCCTATTCCTTGAGAACACAGGACAACATTATGAAGTCACACACAAACACTGAAAAATGTATAAAAGAAATTGAAGTTAAGATGCTTTTAGGTACAATGAACGTCCAAGCCGCACTAGCGGAATTGAGAATATTAGGGGAGTTTAGAAATGTCAGATAACAAAGTAAGACGCCGAAGAAAAAAGAAAGTTGCTCCTAAGGTTGAAGTGGTTCTCGAAGCAGTTTCATTAAAGAAACAAAATTCCGGCGCACCAATTCAAGAAGGCTCAATCCGCCAACGTGTTTTGAGTATGATACAAATGAACATGAGCAATGACGATATTGTTGCCATGATAAATGAACAGACACCAGAAAGTGCGTTTAACCCAAGCCAATGCACTTGGTACCGTTCACAGTTTGCAAAGTCATTAAAAGAGAATGAGCAATTGCAGGAGTGGCAGCATCCTACACAATCCGCAACTTTTAAGGAATGGCACTACAGCCTTCCATGGGATGAGATTAACGAATTTTTAATGTCTAAAGGAGAATAGAGCAATGTCAGAATTTGCAAAGTTTATAGAAAACCTATTTAGTAACACGCCAGAGCAAATAAAGCCAGATGCTGTACTAACCCGAGAACAACTGCTAGAAGTTTACAACCCTACTGATTTTATGCCTATTACACTAAAGCATTTGATTGAGTTAATGGTTGCAGCAGATAAGCACATGGATTTAGCTGATAAGTTTGTTATGCCCCAGCACAAGAATGACAAAGAAGGGTTAATAAAAGCAATCGGCGAAATGCGAGACTGGGCAAAGGTAACCATGGAATTCCACAGCGCAATACTAAAGGTTGATTGTGATGAAGGCATGTGGTTTAACTCTATTGCCCGTTGTATAACCATTGTTAATCTGCAAGGGATGTTTGGTAGTGCAAAACGAAACCAGGCCACTTATACAGCTTTTGCAGAACAGGCGACGGGTATCGATGATTGTAGTTGTAACTCGTGCAAATTTCGACGGGGTGAGGCCCCACTACCAAGCGGAAAAGGTCTAGAGGGCTTACTAGCCGCTTTGGACGAAGCATTAGAAAAGAAAGATGGTAGAGAACATTAAAACTGTAGTAACATAAACCCCCTTATTTGGAAAAAATATTATGACGGCTAGAATCAAAATAGATATGAGCATGGAAGAGATAGTTTCTGTTATGTGTGAAGGCAACCCCGGCGGAATGTCAGCGATTATGTCTTTGTTAAAAGATACAAAAAAGATCGACCCGCAAGAATTCATGGAGGGCTTTGGACACATCTTGTTTTTAGATACCATGCAAATTTACGGCTCACATATTTACATTTTGTGGAACGATGTTTGTAAACGTGATTCAATGGCGTTCATTGCTTTGATTCGTGCGGCACAACTTGGTTTTACTCCTGTAAGTGACATTGTTAATCTTTCTAATAGCATTGGTGAGATTAATATGCCACACCTTATCTCACAGGTGCAAGAGCGCTTAGAAGACTTTAAAAAAGCCCATGTAGAGGCAGCGGTTGCCCACCATACAGAGCAACACCCAGACCCTTTCCTGGCTTGTCATGACGAAACAATGGAAAGGATAGGATGCAATAGAGACGGAACTAAAAAAGAGTCTGTTAACCCAGACCCTGCGGATACTGTAGACCCTGCACAGGAGTTAGACGACCCTACTCCAACACGTAGACCAAATTACCCCGGTTTGGTTTTTCTAGAGCTAGTGATGGAAGAGGAGGGGCTAAGCGAAGTGGACGCTGCTGAGAAAATGGGCGTTTCTAAACGGTTCCTTAATGCAGTACTAGAAGGCAAAGCACCAATCAATAAGTCAATGGCCCAAGCTATGGCTGACTATACTAAAACTTCTGCCGATAGCTGGTTAAACATGCAAATAGCAACTGACCGATGGGACGAAGAAAATGTTCATATCGCAATTAATGAAGCAGCGGACGACACCACTTATGCACTAGAAGCAAAATTAGATGCAGCGATAGACGCGGATGATTTTGGGTTTGAAGAACATTCACCAAAAGAAAAGGTTGACAGCTAAATAGTACAGTAGTAATATACACCCAGATTAGAAGAACGGTTAAGGGGAGTGACCGGATACACCCCCAATTAAATGCAGTAACTTAAAATTAATAGGAAAAATTATGGATTTTGCAATCGTACCTAAAGGCCAAAAGTTTGATTTCTCTCTTGTATCTAAGCAGACTACATTAGCTAAGCTATATGTTGGTGCTGGTTGGGACATGGCCCAAGAAGGCGCTGATGTTGATTTGGATTTGGTAGCTGTTCTGTTGACTGATGGCAAAGTAACAAATAAAGACCATCTGATTTACTTCTCTAATCGTGTTAAGTCTCAGTCTCTTGGTGTGTTTCTCTCTGAAGACAATGTTACAGGCGAAGGTGATGGGGATGATGAGTCTATCGTAATTGACTTTGCTAACTTACCTACCGGCGTTAACGGTATCGCTCTTGGATTAATTTGTTACACTGGCGGCATTACCTTGCCGGAAACTGTTAACACTCACCTACGTATTTGTGATGGCGATAATGAGCAGAGTGAACAGGTAGCGGATGTTGAAATCGAAGGCGCAACTGCGGGCTCTACTGTAGTACATGGCATGACCGTTTCAATGAACGCTGAAGGTCATTGGATAGTAGAGAATGTTGATACTTTCCATAATTGCGGAAATGGTATCGGCGCTGTACAAGGATTCGGTCAGCTATTTACTTGACTGATAAGAAGACCTTCGCCAGGGGTTGCCCCCGGTGTGAGAGTTGAAGGAGGTTTCAACCCATTTGCTACGATATGGAATGGTTTTAAAAGCTTCCTACAGTTAATACTCCACACGTTAGCGAAAGTTCTGGATTAACCATAAAAATAAAAAGCCCTGTTCGCACACGCAGGGCTTTTTTATGTCAGGAGAAACACAATGTTAGAATTAATATTTATTATCTTTGTTGCAATAATGATTACCATCGAATGGGCGTACCATCGTGAACACCCAAGTACTTTTAACTCTGCTTTAGCTTTTACCGGCGCATACATTGGCGCGGCTTTCATTTTCTCTGGTGTCGTTGCAGGGCTAAGAGGGCATGAAGCTGCTGGTATGTTCTTAATGGGCTATACGCTTGAAAAAATGCTGGCGTTCGATAACCTATTCGTATTCAGTATTATACTAACCTACTTTAAAATAGGCGCGTTAGAGAAACACAAAGCCCTACACTATGGCATTATTGGCGCTGCTGTTTTCCGTCTAATCTTCACTGTGATAGGTGTTGAGTTCATGGAGTACTTCGGCCCCACATTCGACTTAGTGTTTGCTGCAATGATTCTGTACTCGGTTTATCTAATGATGAGTGCGAGTGATGAAGACGACGCAACGAACTATGATGAATTGTGGTGGGTCATTAATATCAGAAAAGTATTCCCGACCATTTCTATATTCTGGCTTGTAGTAATCATTATAGAGATAAGCGACGTGTTGTTTGCCTTTGATAGTGTACCCGCCGTAATCGCCGTCACTAAAGACCCCGCACTGATTTACTTTGCAATGATGTTTGCTATATTAGGGCTACGCCAAATGTACTTTGTAATAGACGCCATGAAAAATTACATGCGCTACATTGATACGGCTATATATTGTATCTTGGTTTTCATCGCGATTAAGCTAGTCGCAAGTGGTTTGTTTGCCTTCCATATGAATGAGTTGTATAGCTTAGCGATTGTTGCTACTATACTACTTATTGGGGCTACTGCTTCACTGGCAAACCCAAAAGAAAGTTAAATCATAGCCCTAGTGCAATTCCGCACTAGGGTTTTCTAGGAGAAAGGTTGTGTCTAAGAAAACTTACACATGGTTATGGTCACTAGAAAAAAGCAAAGAATACAATCTAATTGATGGCGAAAAGAAACTGACCCGCCGTAAAATATTTATGTACAGCAAGGGGAATACCGAAGTAACGTATTCATATTGTAGACGCTGGCTCCATGCTTGGAATTTAGGTGGCGAACTGCGTGTAACTTTTCTAGGCATCGAACGCCATAGAAAAAACTTTAAGCCAAGGTGGTGACATGAGAACTCCAGAAAAGAAAGGTTGGCCTGATGTGGTGTCTGAAATTGTCCATTGGGTTGGGGGGATTTGCCTCTTTGCTCTTTTCATTATCTGGTCTACGGGGGGTTTTAGATGAAAAAGTTATTAGAGCTAGTAGCGCTTTGTAAATGCAGTGTGTCTATAGTAGTTAATGACCACAAAGATAATTACCAAGGTGTGGAAGCATACATAAGCGATCTAAGAACAATCTATGAGGAGGAGATTGAGGAAGAGATATTAAATGGCATGATTGCAAATGATACTATAGTCTGTTTGCGTGTGTATCCCGATACTCCTGTAGGTTTTAATGTCGCTTACCATTATGATGTTGATATATTAATGGATGAAATGATAAAGCACCTAAAAGAAGAGGGTTAAAGATGCTTGGGGAAACTGTATGAAAAAAGAATGTACACTATGCCATAAGGAAAAAGAAGCCGCCGCATTTAGGAAGAAAGTTTCTAGAGCGGATGGGCTTTCCTCTGCGTGCAAGGTGTGTCTAAAGGTTTATGACACTAAAAGAAATGAGACGCTGAAGCAACGTGATAACGGCCTAACCCCAAAGGGCCACAACTGGCTAAGCGTTCCTATAATATGAGACTTAGCAAAATTGAAGTAGGTCATTATAAAGTTACAGGCACTGACCTAGAAGTAATCCGTTATCAGAAGTATAATGGACATGCCCACCGTGACCACTGGAAGTTAGTCACACCTGCGGGTAAAGTAAGACCTGAATATGTCCACCATACGGCAAGGCTTTTAGAAGACGTTAAGATCTGGTTATTCCAGAACTGGGCGGGTTCTATGGCCAATGCTGTTGTCAAAAATAAAGTTCGTAGGAGAAAAAGAAGATGAGTGCAGAAATACGACTACGGTTAATTCAAATGCTTTTAGGGCAAGAGCTAAGGACTAACGAAACAGCAAAGATTATTCTTAATGCTGAAGAGCTAGATATAGTACTTGTGTCCATGCAAGAAACGCACAAGTACCCCTCTACAGTACATAAGCTTAGCCAACGTGTTGCCAGTGCAGAAGCTGCACAGCACAAGGCGGAAGACGCATTCGAGAAACAAAAGTTTGATCTGTTAGACGCAAATCCACAATGGGGTGAAACAAACGAACGCCTAGCCTCTCGTATCGGTGAGTTAGCGGATAACCTCTCTAATGCTTACAAACGTGTTAATGAAGCGGATGAGCGTACTAGGATTGTACAGGACTCGCTGTTAAAATATCAGCATATTCACTTGGAGTTAAATAACAAACTTAAGCATGACAAAGCCCACGTTTCAGCCATGGGTCGCCAGAACCAAGCTATTACTAGTAAGCTACAGTTAATGCAGAAGACTCTCGACACCCAAGCGTTTAAGTTTAGTAATGCAATGGGTGGTAAGGATAAGATCATTGATGCGCTACTACAAGAGAAGCTTAAGTTGCAAGTGTCTTTTGGTTCTGGTGAAGAGGTTGTACTAGACACCCAAACGTTTTCTGATCAAAACATTAAGTTAAACCTAACCTATAACGAACCTGAACCAAAGGAAGATGAAGATGGTATCTAAAATTAAGCCGAAGATAATCCATAACGATCTAATCATGCAGGAATTTGAAGTGTTCCTAAAAGAACAAGTGGATGTTGCAACCATTAACGATGAAACGAGAAACGCTTTACAGGTCGCTTTCTTCTTTGGCGCTTTTGCTACTGCAAAGTATAATATGTTCACAAGCTATGAAAGCCAAGAACAGTACGCCCCAGTTGGAAAGGCCTTGGCTGATGAATTGATTCTATTTGGTCAGCAGCGCGGGTTGCTAGAAGCTGAGATGATGGAGGAGCCCATGATAGGCACAGGTGACTTCTCAGAAATAGCTACCTTACCTACAGAGGACGACGCTATTTATGAAATTTGTGCAGATGGTGCGCCTAGTTATGTCCTTTATAACGAAGAGGACGACGTGTATATATTTGAAGTTGACGGCAAAGCATTAGCGAAAGGTCGTGAATACATTATGGAACATTTCGACGCATGGCGTCCTTGTGTTGAAAACTGCCAAGATGCTGCAACGTTAATACCAGATGGCTTTAAAAGTATTGATAGTGCGCCTAAGGATGGTACAGGTATTACAGTAATAACTAAAATACCTGAAATCGGTGAACAGCTCCTACATTTCCGCGCATACTATGATCGTGTTAAAGGACATTGGATGGGTGTTATCAGCGGTGATACTGATCGTAAAGTATTCCCAGTTGCTTGGAAGGAGATCCAACATTAGCGGTACATTTGCGGAGGTGACCTTAACAGTCACCATTCCGCTCTCTCAACCATGGGCAGATAACGAATCTGCTGGCGTAATACGCAACAGGGCAAAGAGACAAGCGACCGAACAACTACAACGCGCTCTTCAAAATGATAAAGTGAAAGGCGTAATTAAAGATCAAGCTGTAGTAATGATATACAGCACAACGGAAGAATAGATATGAACGTTAACTGTAATGCGGAGCCAATGGGTGATGGACGTAACATTTGTCGCCCTTGCGGACTTCAGTGGAATGATAACGAGGGTGACAAATGCCACCGCACTGAACAGAATGTACAGAAGTACGTTATTGTTGATGTAATACTAAAAGAAGTACAAGATGTATCAGTTGATCAGTTCCAAAAGATAAACCCGTTACATATTGTCAGAAACAATACGCCAGATGCCCAGCATGGTTTCCTTGAAGCGGAAGAAACTATTTCTGAAAAGACTGTGATTGATCTTGAGTATTTTACAGGTCAAGAAAATGGTCAATGTGGTGGCATGTACCTTGGCTATAATAGTGTAGTAGCAAGTAAGCTAGGTTTCATGTTCGAGAACTTTAGAAAGCAGCGTACAGCCTTTACCCATTTACAAGATGAATCACGTTACCATGCGAATGAAGCAAAGGCCGCCAACGCCCGAGTTGAAGCACAAGTGAAAACAGAAGTGCTAATTAAGGAAGCGCCCTTTTGGCGTCGGTCAGCGTTTGCAATTACAGGTAATACAGAATGGCTAGTGAACCGATAGACGGTTCTTTTACTGTAGTAGATGAGAAGGTGGTGGGGGTTAGTCCAACCCCGCTCGCCGACTTCACTCCGCAGTATGATGAACTTGGAAGACTAAAACCTTTTAAAGAAATTAGCATTTCAGAGTATTACTTAGCTGAACAGTATGATTCGCAGGGTGTGGATTATGTTATTCAAATGAAAATGAAAATGGGAGGGTTTATCTTTGTTGAGCAAGGTGGCCGCCTCCACTTTTGCGGCAGAGTAGAGAGGTACCAATGTCACAGAACAATGAACCTAGTGGTAAGGCAGTACATCGACGTAGACGACGCCGAAAAAATCCCGCTAAGCGCCAAACAGCTCGGGACATTAGTGAAGCACAGTCAAAGGCAGCTCCCGCCTACCAGGAAGCCTTAACGGAGTTGCTGGACACAATACCTAAAGGCTATGAGGTGTTCATAGACAGAAAGCAGGGACGTATAACGGCTATTAAATATGGGGGAATGTTTCCCTCTACCGTCGTTTACCAAGGATTTGGCAAGTGGGCCTAATCTAAGCTATGATTATAAGCCATACACACACACATACGTAAAGGTGAAGTAATGAATGAAGTAATGCATAAGTCCCTTCAGAACGCAGAGAAACAAGCAGAGGGGGTACTTAAGGCCGCTGTACAGATGGTAGAAGCCCAATTTGTTCCAGGGTACGCCATGAAGAACCCCTCCATTGTTACCGCCATGGTCAAGACGCTAAACATCTTCGTAACAGCAGAAATAAAAAGCCAACAACAGTAAACCTTAGGTTACCCCTATGTCTAATAAGAAAGTCAGGGTTGCTTTTGGGCGCACCGTTAAAAGCAATCGCATAAGAAATGAACGGTTGACAATGGGACAGCTATATGACCTATTCGAAAAACCGGAAGTACGGGAAAAGAAAGACGGTAAATATTTTATATTCGCAAGCTTCTCAGACACCAAACGTAATGTCCAAACGGTTGACAAATACTATGGTGCCACACTTGATTTGGATGATACCGATTTAAGTAAAAAAGAAATTCGCGAAGTGTATGGAAAATATAATTGCTTTATTTATTCTACCCACTCTCACATGACAACCCAGTATGATGAGAAGAAAAAAGAAGATGTTTATAAAGGCAATCGTTACCGCGTAGTTATCCCTTATAAGAAACCTGTTAGTAATGCAGTACATGTAAATGCAATGCTCAGTCTCATGGTTATGGCGGATGCTGTAGGAACGGATTTATCAGCCAAAGCTTTATCACGCCCCATGTACCTTCCTGCTTTTCAAAAGAAGATGAGGAAGAAATTCTATACATGGCGAAATGACCAAGCGAAACTATTCAACGCTGAAAAGATAAAGCTCACAGGGGAACAAGAGTTTTTACTACAGGAACTGCAAGAGTCAATAACTGAAAGGGTAGACATTACCACTAAGGTTGCAGATGGCGATCGTAACAATTCATTAGCCAAAATAGCCGGTAAGTTTATTCACGAGGGTATGACTCTCGAAGATACCATGAATGCTGTTAAGGCTTTGAACATTACCCAGTTCAACCCGCCAAAGAAAGACAGTGAAGTAGAAACCACAGTTAACTCTATTTGGAAATCGCACATTAGAAATAATGGTGATGACGATTGGAGTGGTGAACAGATTTTAGATATTGTTAAGAAAACGCCAAGCATCCTTTTAGATGATGTTCCCCATTATTTAAAAATGTTAGCTATGGGTGAGATAAAAGGGAAAGTCACGACCCTTGAAAAAGCAGCCATACTAAAAGGAATTAAAAAGTCTGCGGGCGATGTGACCATTTCTGATTTAAAAACAGAGTGCAAAGCAATATCACGCAACATAAAATCAGACAATGAGAATGGAACCGCAATATTAGGGGAAGGGTTAGAAAAAGCGATTGACTCAATGAGGGAACAATTCGACGGTGTGTTCTTTGTCGCAGGTATGAATAAGATGGTAAATTTCCATACCGGCATAGAAATGAAGATTGAAGCGTTTGATCGTGTTAATAACAGAATTAGAAAACAGGGAGTAGGGCAGGGAACCCCATCTACAATACTACAGTCAATAAGAGCAATTAAGACTGTTGATGTTATGCAATACGTACCAGGGTATGACAGGGTATTTAAAACGCCTCGTGGGGCTAGGGTACTAAACACTTACTTTGCACCTGAGATAGAGGAGGAAAAGGGAAGCGTTAAAATAATGCTAGACCATTTCAAATACCTATTCCCAAACCGCAAAGAAAGGGAAATTATTTTAGCCTTCATCGCATATCATGTGCAGAAGCCAGGACTTAAGTTCAAATGGATGCCAGTAATAAGAGGTAATAAGGGTATTGGTAAATCTCTATTAGCTGATTATCTTATTGGGCCGTTACTTGGTGAAGACAATCTAAAAACACTGGATACAACGGAAAAGGTCTCAGGTCGTTTTAACGATTGGCAGACAGGTAGCCAGTTAGTAGTACTACAGGAGCTGCACACAGGGGCTAATGCGAATAAGCGTAGTGAACTAACAGAGCATATCAAATCCTTTATAACAGATAGAACCGTTTCTATTGAACGTAAGGGCATAGATATTCAACAAATGCCAAACACTACCAACATGTTAGCTTTTACGAACCACGACGAGAGTGTTTATATAACACCAGATGAACGTCGGTTTTGTATGTTTCATATTAAGGCAACAAAAAAGTCACCAGCATACTATGACAGGCTTGTAGCATTTTTTGAGGAGGAACTGCCAGCCATTCGGTATTACTTCCTTAATAGAAGACTTAAAAATATAAACCCAAATAGCCTTCCTGTAACTCGCTATACACAGAAGGTCATGATGGACTCTCAAGATTCTGAATCCCGCGCCATACTAGAAATGGTTAAAGATAAGAGAGGGATAATTAATTGTCACGCTGCATTTAGCTGGTCAGCAGTATGTGAACTAACCGGCAACTATAAAAGAAGTGCAAACCTACAGAAAGATAACGACGTTGACATACCTGCACGTAACAGCGCACAGGGCAAACGTTTAGCCAGTGCACTAACCAATGCAGGGTTTGAGGAATATGGAGCGCCAGGGTATAAGATGCTGCTGGATGGCAAAAGGGAAACTGTATTTAAGCATAAGTCTTTTAAAGTGAATTCTAGACGGAAGGTACTTATGGAAGTTAAAGAGGCGAAGATTTCTGTAGATAGAAGGATGGAGGGAGAAGATTTTGAATAAATAATTAATTAAAAGGTTTACACCTAAGAAGTACTGTAATACTATAGCATCTCTTTCGAAGACAACGTTAAACATTAAGAACTTGGAGAAACACAAATGAGTAAGTTAACACTAGAACAAATTGCGGCCATTACGATTGGTGATTTAATCAACATCGCGGTATCATCGGTTTCCGGTAGTACTGCTGCTGAAGAAACTGAAACTAAAACTGAAAAGCCTGCTAAAAAAGCGAAAGCGAAAAAAGCGGAAAAAGTAGAAAAGAAGCCAGCTAAAAAAGCTAAAAAGGTTTCTAAAGTCGCTCTTACCAAATTGCATAAAGAAGCAAAAGCGGAAGAAGCTGATGAAGCCAAATCCGCACTAGCAGTGTTTGACGCAAAGAAAGTCGCAGATGTTGATGAAGATGATTATCCAGCATTGGCAGTATTGTTGCAGCAAGTGATCGACGGCGAATACGAAGAAGAAGAAAAGGACGAAGAAGAAGAAGAAGAAGAAGATGACGACGAAAAAGAAGAGGCAGATGACGAAGAAGTCAACGCTGAAACTCTTACCGCTTTGATCAACGAAGGCTTAGAAGACGAAGACCTCGAAGATGAAGTTATCGACGCAATCAAAGGCTATAAGCTTAAGCCTGCGAAGAAAGATAAAAAAGTGACGTTAAAGTCTGTTGAAAAATTGTCTGACGAAGACATTGAAGAGTGCTACACAGAAGTACTCGACATCGTTG